AAAGAACGGGACAGACCAAACTTCATGTCATCATTGACCGAGGTTACGTCACCGCAATAAACGATCCGAGCGTCCCGGTTGTAACAGTGGTACATCCGGATCGGGGCGTTCTTCCAGGCAGTGGAGTAAACCGGCTTCAGGCCGAAGGTGGCCGCCACGTTTTCAAACGGCCAGACTTGCTGGACCCACACCGAGCCCGTGAGCGCGTTGCCGGCGAGATCCTTGCCGTCCATGTCCCCGCGGAAGCGGAAACGCATCTGGGCCTTGTCCTCTTTAAACAGCCAGTCACCGCAACCCTGGGTGACACCGTAGCTGTAGAAGGCGCCGCCTTTGGCGAAGTCAGCCGCCGAGTACATCTGAGTAAGGGCAGGGTTGGCAACCAAGAGCCGGCGCCGCGTGGTCGCGTCCACCGTGATCGAGAATTTGCCGTCCACGAGCCAATCCTTGTCGTGATAACCGTTGGCCGCCAAGTCCTCCTGAATGTTATTCAGGTATTCCATGGAGAGCTGGCCCAGGGCCGCCGAGATCAGCGCCGTAGTGCCATAGCCAAGGGCTGAAAGAGCGCCGTTGGCGTTGAGGTTAATAAACAGGGAGTTTTGCGTGACGCCGGCGCCGCCCGTGACGTTGACGGCAAACATGTTGTCGGCAATGTCGATGGAAACGGGGTTGCCCTGGGAGTCCTGCAGACCTGCCAGGAACAGACCCGCGCCCTGGGCCTGGGTGCCCGCCTTGCGGAGGGTCAACAGGCGAAGGAAGTCGGAGCAAATCGATTCAGGCAACTCTTTGTAGCCCTCGGCGATCGCGGCCATCTTGGCGATGCCTTCCTCGATCGTGTCGAGCTGGTCCAAACAGAAAACCGGGGTTTGATACTCCCGGCGATACCGGTCGTAACGGAGCTGATCCACACCATGGCCCACGTACTGGCGAGGAGTGTCGCAAGGAGTTCCCACACAGGGATCGGCCGTGAACTGGGTCCAGAGGCCGGGATCGTTGGGACGGGTGACATAGACGCGCTCATGCAAGTGAGTGGTCCCAGTGAAATTCGGCCATGTCTCAGTGCGATACATGCCCGTATAGATATAAGAGTTGGGCTTGCGGTCTTTGCTGATCCGCTTGTCCCAGTCGTAGGGACGGCGCCCGAGGAAATCATTGAACTGCTGGCATTGAGCCGTTGTAAGTGGCATAGGACTGTTCTGTTTTTGCGCGGTTAAGCGCGCTTTTATTGGTTTTTGGAACTTCCGAGGCGGCGGGGCTCGGTAGGTGCGCCAGGGTCAGGCTTTCGCTCTGGCTGTCAGTCGAGCAGCGTTACGGCTGATGGGCGGGTGAACCCTTTATGTCTCTACCCGGGGCGACAGATACCCCCAAGGGGTAGAGAGCCCAATAAAAGAAAACCCTAGATCTCCGTGGTGCCTCGTGGTAAACCCCCCGCCAATGAGCTTTGATGGGACATCATTCAGCACGTTTCTCCGCACGTGGAGAAAAGCCCGAAAGCTCTATAAAAAAGAGGCTGCAAGCCTTCTGCGTGTCCCACTCCGAACCTATGAGGCCTGGGAGTGGGGCCTGAACACGCCGACAGAAATCGTAAGAGTAGAAATAGCTAAACGCGCAACTGAACTAAATGACGCCACTTCCAACAAATATCGACAGAAGATCATTCTTCGCCCTGGAGTTCGCCCTGAAGCTGATGCATGTGAAACAGGTAGCCCCAGGCAAGGTCGCCGTGCCCAGGGATAAGGGCGGGCCGCCTACCATGCAGATTCAGTGCGAGTTTGGAGTCGCGATCCGGATGGCTGATGACCTCTGCGCGGCCCTGGACGAGTCATCCGGCCCGCAATTAACCGTAGTCGAACCCCCTGCAAACAATGAACAAACCCCGCAAGAAAACCCGTCTGACACCCCCCCTGCTGCAGAAGCGAATTGAAAAGCTCAAGGAGCGATTAGCCTTACAGGATCGCACCCTCGAGGAGGTTCGCGCCCTACTGGATAGCAAAAAGGTTGAGGTTGACCGGCTGCTAAAGAGCGTTGAAACCGCCTACAACGCCGGGACCGAGTTCCAGAAGAAGATCGCCCAGCTCGAGCGCGAGAAAGCCAACGTGTGGGAAAATCTCGGCAAGGCCGAGGCGCAGATTGTCCCCATGCGCGAGCTGCTCGAGTTCTGTTTCACGTGCCTGGATGACTTCCAAAACCGTCATTTAGTCGTGTGTCACCAGTGCGAGTCGGATGAGTTCCGGTTCAAGAGTATCTCGATCGCCTCAGACTTTAAGCGCCTGCTGACTCACCTTGCGCCATACCGAAAGGGCAGGACCACTCTGGACTTTGTACGGATGCCTGAGCCCCAACGGCAATGAAACCTCTAATTGAGGAGATCCCGCCCGGGGTTGAGTCGCGCATTTTGGTTGTAATAAACAATGCCACGGATTTTGCCGAGGGCCTTCAGGAGCTGGTTAATTACTGCGTGGAATACCAGATGAAGATCAAGAGTGTGGAAGTCCCCGAAACGCGCTTCGAATGGCCCAGCATGGAGGAGGGGCACATGATCGAGTTGAACAACTTTCACCGCAACAAACTGATCGTGACCTTTGCCCCGGCATGAAAACTTACATTCAACTGGGCAGGGCGGGCGACATTATGACCCTCCTGCCCCTGCTCAAAAACGCAGAAGAGAAATGCGCTCTGATGGTCGCCGAGGAGTATGCCGGCCTCCTCGATGGGGTGTCCTATGTCGAACCGGTCATTTACAAAGGGCCGCACTACGAGATCGGCAACGCAGTGGCCCAGTGCGAGGCAGAGAAGCGGGATTGGGTCTGCACCCAGGTCAACGGTCCCAAGGAGGGAGTGGCCGAGTTTGTTTACAAAAGGGCCGGCCAGGAAGCGGCCAAGACAACCTCCTTTCAGAAAGAAATGTGGAAGGTGGCCGGCCGGCTGAATGAGTGGGATGAATGCTACCCCCTCGAGTTTGATCAGCGGAACTGGGACGCAGAGGAGGCACTCTATAAGGCCCATATCATGCCAGGAAAGCGGTATGTCCTGGCCGCGCTGGACGGACACTCCTCGCCCTTCCCGTACAAGGCCCTGGCGCTCGAGCTGCTCAAACACTGCGGCTATCCGGTGATCAACCTGGGCGGGATTCACGCCAATCGCATTTATGACCTCCTGGGCATCTATGAGCGGGCGCTCTGTCTGGTCGCCATCGACTCAGCCCCTTTGCAACTGGCCCAGGCCGCCCCCAGGCTGCCGGTCCTGGCCCTGGCCAATGACTCGCCTTTGCTGTGGAACGGCTCGAGCTGGCGCCCTAATCACTATTGGTACTGCCGGTATAAAGACTTCCCGTTGCGAGCTGTGGAGATGGTGGAGGCCATACGGGAGGGCGCCCGTTTCCGGATCAAGAAATGGGACGGCAAAGAAGTGATCCACTTTTGGAACGCGTACGACGGGGCCAAGTGTGATCGGCCGGCTGACTGGTGGCGCCCGTTGCCAATCACGGTCGGCGCGTGCGGCCGGGATAGCGCCATGATGCTCAAGGATCCGCGGCGCCTGCCTTTTCTACGTGACTCGCTCCGGATGGCGATTCAGAAGGCCAATGCCAATGACTGGATCTGCCTCACGCGTCCAACCACCCGTTTTATGCCTGGGGCAACCGAGCTGCTCACCACCAAACAAGCCGCCTACGCCTATCGGATTCAGGAGAATGGTGAGGAGCGAACCTTTATGCCGGTCGCGGACCTCTTTTTTGCTAAACGGGAGTTTTGGAAAAAGGCGCTTCCGGAAATTCCAGACTTGGTTCTCGGTTCGGACTTTTTCTGGTCTCACACGCTCGCTGCTTTATTCAGAATGAAAGGCGCCGAGGACGTCACGGGCGGCATTTACACCTTGCTCGACAAATGAAAAAAATCCCCCTCCAAAACAGTAGCCTCGAAACAAGCGTTGACGACGAGGACTTTGAATTACTCAGCGAAAACAGGTGGCGTATTTCGCCTCGTGGCTACGTCTATCGATACGAGCAGGTAGCGGGACAGAGCAAGACCCTCCTGATGCACAGGGTTGTCCTGAACGCTCCGAAAGGTATTGGCGTAGATCATCGAGAATTACCGCGTTACAACAATCAGAAGCACAATTTGCGATTAGCAACTCAGTCTCAAAACGGCGCGAATGCTCGCGTTTCCTTGAGGCCGAAAACCTCACGCTATAAAGGCGTTTGGTGGTCTAGGCATAGAGGGCGATGGGTAGCCGAGCTTATGCTCCATCGAAAGAAAATCCATCTTGGAGTTTTTCTAAAGGAGGAGGAGGCTGCCGCGGCCTACAATCAAGGAGCTCAGCAACGCTTTGGGCAATTTGCCCATTTAAACCAAATAGACAAATGAGCGAAAAACCCAATCAGTTTTCCGAGTCGTGCCTTGTGGAGCTATTCGGACACCAAAAGATCGTAGGCAAGGTAACAGAGGCAACTATGGCGGGCGGGGCCTTCCTCCGCGTGGACGTGCCGGCCTTTAACGGGGAGGCGGCCTTTACCCGCTTCTATAGCCCGGGCTCGATTTACAGCATTTCCCCGATTACCGAGGAGATTGCCCGGGGCATGATGGAACGCTATCGCAATGAGCCAGTCAGCCGGTTTGACCTGCCGCAACTGACCGAGAAGGTAAGCGCACCTTTCGAACCATTGGAGGAGCATGACGAGCCCTAAGCCGGAACCACCGCCGCCGCGCATCAAACACAATAGCGAGCTGGCCGCGTGGTTCATCCTCGAGCACAAAGTCACAGGGCGTTATCCCCGGGTTATTGACCAGCACAACGCCCTGGCGCTCGAGCACAAGAAGCTGTTCCCCTACGGATACAATCCGAGTATCATCGAACGGGACAGAGGCCTCCTGATGGCCTACAGATACCACGATGGCAAGAGCTCTGACCTCGCCGGCAATTCACTGCATTCAGATCTTGCTTTGGCGATGATGGACTTTGAAGGCAAGGTTATTCACAACGAAAAAATTCCCCTGGGCGAGGGCGGCGAGGATCCCAAGCTGTTTCTGCACCAGGGCGCCGTACATATTTCCTGGGTTGAAAGCACCTTCCCACGAATGCCATGGAAGTCAGTAGTTATGTTTGGCCGCCTGGGTGAACAGAAGATCCTCGATCCCAAAAAGCCGCCACTCCCCGGCAATGACTACCTCACAATCCAAAAGAACTGGGTCTTTTTCGGGAACGACTTCGATCTCTATTGCATTTACCAGTGTCATCCCCAGCAAGTGACCTACCGGCTCAACGGCTCAGAGATAGGCGCCGAGTACCGCACCCCAGGGCCGCGCTGGCCTTATGGGCAAGTACGGGGCGGAACTAGCCCACTCCTTTTCGAAGGGAATCTGATCAGATTCTTCCATAGTGGCCTGGATAACGAGTACGGCCAGTTTTACCGGCGCTACTTCATGGGCGCGTATCTCACACGGCCGGATCCGCCTTTTGAGGTCCTGGCAGTGAGTTACAAGCCTATCGTTTACGGCGCCGAGACTGACCGGCTCAAAAAAGCGCAGTGGGAGGAGTGCCCGCAATACAAGCGCCAAGTGGTGTTCCCCGGTGGTGCAATTTCGGTGGAAGGCGGTTGGCTAGTCTCGGTCGGGGTCAATGACTCCTCCTGTGAAATTCTGAAGATCACACCAAAGGACCTCCATCTTATATGAATCTTATTGAAAAACTGGCGTTGTGGGTCTTGCGTAAGGTCGGCAACGTGAGGCATGTAGGCGAGGGAAACTCGTTGGTTCTAAAAGACCAATTTGGAAAGGAAGTGAGAATGTCTGCACCTCGCCCCGGAGATGAAGCCTGGGAGGCGGGTTGCACTTGCACACCGGATCGAGTCGTGAGTTCGGATTGTCCGTTGCATTACCTGCCACAACACAAAGCCGTTTATGTGCGCCTAAAATGACTGATCTCTTTGAAATCATCAGGCAGGAGCAGCCCAGGATCCCAGGGTGGTGCAGCCTGGATAAGTCGCTCACCCTGGCCAGTCTGGTAGTGGCCTTGCGGCCGGCCATCAGCCTCGAGATTGGGATTTACGGAGGCTCGAGCATCGTGCCGATACTCCTGGCCCACAAATGGACCGGTCTGGGCGTGGTTGTCGGCATTGAGCCCTGGTCCGCGGATGAAGCCATGAAGGCCCAGACCAACCCAACGGACGTTGAATGGTGGGGGAAACAAAACTACGGGGATCTTCACTTCAATTTTCAGGCGCTGATCCAACGCCTGGGCGTGGCAGACATCCTGATGCTCCATCGTAAGCCTTCGCGCCATGTCGAGCCGCCGCCAGGGATCGGCCTGCTGCACATTGACGGCGCCCATGACAATGTGGCCATTCAGGACGTGGTACGGTTCGCGCCCCAGGTGGTGATCGGTGGGGTGTGCGTGATGGACGATCTAAACTGGTCGGGCGGGGCAGTCACACGGGCGGCCATGCGCCTCGAGCAGCTCGGTTTCCGTTTGCTCTATCCAATCGGCACCGGCGCAGTGTATCAACGAGTGCGATGAAAACTTGTCGAAAATGCTCTGCCCGAGGTGACGTCAAATGGGGATCTGGCTACTACTGCCCCAAACACGCCCGTTTCCTTCAAATGAGGACGGATGCTAAAAGCAAAGGGAAAACTGTACCGACCCTGGCGAGACTTGAGGCCATTTTGAAACGGCATACTCGCCGCTGCCCAGGTTGCGGCGTATTTATGAATTGGCTCAGAAAACACGGAGCGAGCACAGTGATCACACTCCAACACGACCGATCCGGCCGAATGCGCTTCCTCTGTTTTGGGTGCAATACGTCCCATCAGTTTGACCATGGCGACAAGTTCTATAATCGCACCAAGGGCTCAAAAGAGTGTCGGGACTGCCACAAGGAAAAGCCCCTAACGGAGTTTTTCCGAGATCGGCGCGTCAAAACCGGGGTAAAATCGTACTGCAAGGGCTGCTCAACAAAGAGGACTTACCGATGGCGCCGAAGGGTGAAGTTTAGAGGTAAATCGAATTGGAGAATCAAATGCGCCAGTCGTTGACGATCGTTTACACCACAGCACGGCACGAGCCTAGGATCGAGTGGTTTCTTGATTCTCTGTATCGTCAACCGGATGGACCGAGCTGTAAGGTCATCGTTGTTGACCCATTCAGAAAACCCGCTGAAAACGCGAGCGTAAGGGTAGTAAATCCGAAACCAACTGTGTGGCAGGGTCCGTACCGTTTAACAAAACAAGACTGGTGGGCAGCCTCAAATGCGCGGAATACCGGGATCTGTCTTTGTGATACTGATTGGGTAGGGTTCGTGGACGATCGTAGCGTGCTGATTGAAACATGGCTGGAAGCGGTTAAGGCCGCCATGTCGGGGCTCTATGTGGTGTGTGGCCCTTACGAGAAGGTTCACAATTTGGTTGTGCAGACTGGCCGCCCCTCAGCCCTGGATAAGCTGTCAGAGTACTATACCTGGGATGGTAAAAAGACCGATGGGATTGACAGCCGCGTTGCCTACGTGCAGGAGCATTACGCGCAGCACAAGCACCTCTCTAATCCCTATAATGCGCCCGGGGAGTGGACCTATGGTTGTTCGCTGGCCCTGCCTTTGGAGTGGGCGCTACAGGTAAATGGTTTTGATGAAACGATGGACGGCAGCAGCGGCGAGGATTATGTCTTTGGCCTCATGCTACAGAACAACGGCTTTCCAATTAAGTTCGATCTCCGGATGAAGATGATCGAGGACCGCACCCCTGGGACCTTGGGGCCTACGATGATTCGGATGGACAAAGGGGTTTCGCCCAATGACAAAAGCCATTGGCTACTGAATAAGCTCAAGCACGAGCGCCGCGCTCTGCATCAGTGGGACTTGAGACAGGTGCGGGCAAGCGCCCTGGCCGGCAAAGGTTTCCCAGTGAGTTCCTGGCCGAACAAAGATCCCTATGACGGTCAACCCTTAGCGCAAATGACCCCATGACACCGAAAGAGTTTAAAAACGCCTGGGCCAGTTTCGGCTGGAAAGAATGCGGTTGGTACTGGTGGCCGCTGGCCGTTTTCCTCGTGCTACTCAGCATAGGCGCGTGCTTCTTGGGTTTCCATCATTGGGTGAATGACTGGCACGAGGGCTTGCGCTGCATGGACTGCGGTAAACGCTGGCACAAATAGTATGCTTGTTTCCTTCCTCCTCCCCACCCGAAAGCGTTTCCCCAAGCTCATGCGGGCGATCATGTCCATACGGGACACCGTAGGGAACAAAGACAATTACGAGATCTGCCTTCGCGTTCATTCCGATGACGAGCTAACGATCGCCCGCCTGCCCGAGATTGTGAAACTGGCAAACGTGCGGGTCCATATCGGGCCGCCTCTGGACTGGGCGCATAACGTCAATGCCTTCGATGAGGCCAACCAGATCGCCTCTGGATCCTGGGTGTGGTGGTTTAACGATGATTGTGTCCTCGAGGGTAGCGGGTGGGATACACAGCTCTGGGAAGTGCCGGCCAGGACCATAGCGATCCCCGCGGTTCATCGCCTGGGCAAGTCCACTTACCCACGCGATCGGCACGTGCCCATGTTCGCCATGCCGGCCTACTCCTGGGGGACTGAGAATTTTCCAGCCAGCGGGGATACTGGCCTCTGGGAGTTCTACGAGAAAAACGGCTGGAACGTCCATTGGCTGGAAGGGATCACCCTCTGGCATGACCGGGATGAAAGTGACTGCGACCACTGATTATGACATCGACCAAAGACCTATTCCAATCCAAGAAACCACTGCTCCAATGGTGGGTAAGGACCACTGACGATCCACAGTTCGCGGAGGTCCTGCTCCATGCGCGGAGCGAGTTTATTGAGAGTGGCCCTACCGAGGCCGAGCTCAAAGGGGCGCGACTTTACGAGATTATCCTTACCACCCTGGCCGAGGCCGGCCCATCCGATCTGCCGATCCCCTCACCTGGGCTCATGCACCATTCTGACGAAATTCCGGCGCGACCCACTGCACCGGAACCCGCTCCTAAACCACAACCAAAACAGAAGAAAGGTAGAAAATGAGACTACTGACAGATCACAAAGTAAACGGCCTCAACGAGTCGATCATAATTGCCGTGCTGGACGAGCCCGGGCAGGGCGGCGCGTGCCACCATTACCAACTGCAATTAGAAAGGGGCAACGGTCTGATCCAGACTGTTGACGAGATACACTTTCAAAACGGCCCGATCAAAGAGGTTGGCGTCAATGGCATCAGCCAGGAGGCCCTCCTCGCCATCCTGATTGACCGGCTCAAAGGTTTCCAGGGAGGCGAGTTTTCGACCAAGGAAAACGCCGTTGCCCTCACGCACCTCGAGACTGCCATGCTCTGGCTGCACAAGCGCACCCGGGACCGGTTAGCTCGAGGCGTGGAAGGAACCAACGTGAAATGAAGCCTCCGCTCCTGATCAACTCGGTATTGCCGTCAAAGGTTTACACGATCTACAGTGCCGAATGGAAAGCGATCACCGATTTCCCGGCCGATACAGCCGCCCAGGCCCTGGAAGGGGCTCGCAAAGAGTTTGGTCCAGTGTGCAGATCCGCAGTCATCAAAAACGAAATAACTCAAGAATATGCCAGACGTACTAACACCCCCGGCAGCAGCCCCGGGATCCCCCGCCGCAGCGGCCGCGCCCGCACCCGCCCCAGCCCAGGCACCCCCATCCCCTTCCCCGAGCGCATCGCCCGCGGGATCGCCGCCCTCGGCGCCACCATCAGCCGCGCCACCACCCCCAGGCGCAGATAATCCTTTCGCGGACCTCGAGGCCAAGGTTGCGGCCTTCGATAAGAAGCCCGACACCACCCAGGGCAAGCCTGCCGCGGGCGCCGCGCCGGCCGCCAAGCCGGAAGCTGCAAAGCCGGATCTGAGTAAGCCCGAGCCCAAGCGGCCGGCTGACAACTTGCGAGCCGAGCTCGAGCGTTGGAAAACCGAGGCGGCCACTTTGACCCAAAAGGCTACGGATTACGAAAAGCGGATCAAAGAGTTCGAGGCCAAAGGCCAGGACACCGCGGCTCTCACCGCACGTTTGACCCAGATCGAGAAAGAGCGTGATGAAGCTAAAGCCGAGGCCCGCCGCGCTAAGAAGGAGCTGGATCCGGCCTTCACCAAGAAGTTTCAAGAGCCTTTCGATGAGACCTCACTCAGCACCGAGGATCTGATCGTGCACATGGAAGTCACGGACCCCGACACCGGCGAGACCCGCCGCGGGACCAAGGACGATCTGCAGTACCTCTACAGCATCGATTCACCCAACAAACGGTATGCGGAGATTCGCAAAATGTTTGGTGATGACGCCGTGATCGCCCTGGGACCCAAGCTCGACCAGATGAAGTCGATCAACGCGTCATTCCAGCGTGCCCTGGCCCAGGAGAAGGCCAAAGCGGCCGAGCTCGAGAAGCAGGAGCAGGGAGCCCAGGTCCAGGCCCGCCAACAGTGGAAAACCACCGTGGATCGCCTGGGGAGCGAGCTGGCTGAGAAGATCGAGGAATACCACGATCCCGCCGATGACAAAGAGGCCGCCGAGCTGCGCCAGAAAGGCTACGGGATCTTTGACTCAGAGCCGGCTGATGCCCAGCAAGGGGCTATCAAGTTCGCCCATGTGCGCCAGATGGTTGCGGCTCATTACCCGATGAAGCTGCAGATCACCCGCCTCAAGACCGAGCTGGCGGCCGCCAAAGCCGAGCTCGAGGAGATCAAGAAGCCCAACCCCAACACCACCACCCGCCGCAGTAGCGGAGGCGGCGCCGCGCCGGCTGGCGATGGTCTATCCTGGGAGGAAAGCGCACGTAAGGAGCTGGTATGAGCTTACGGATGCTGCCGGATCTGAAGTTCCCGATTGGTCCCGGGGCGCTAAACCCGCTCATGGACAATCTGGTGCAGCTCAACATAGTGGATGCTGGTCTCAATGACCGGCTGCAACGGGCGCTCACCCTCAACTTTCATATCTTCGATCTGTTCACAAAGACCGGGATTGATTACCGGAGCGAGGAGGGGCGAGGCAAAATGGTAGCTGATGCCATGGCCTTCATTGGCGGATCGACGATCGCGACCAAGCACGGCGACCTCCAAGCTGCTCACCTGAGCATTGACTACCACGATACCCAGAGCCGGCTGGCCCATGCGGGCTTGCCACTTCTGCCCGCGGACGTCAATGCCCTGATCGGCATGAGCCGGAAGCTGGCCGAGATGCCGCCCCAGACCGAGCAAAGGGTTGCCCTTCTTTTGGACTACTTGTCTAAACGCCCTGGGTAAGGTATCAGGGGGTATGAATAGAACACCATGGGCGGGTCAATCGTGGAAACCTGAACGGCGCGGCGGGACACCCTGGCCGGGGGCTACTTGGCCGCCGAATCGAGAGCGATCTCAGGGCCAAAAACCGCCACCGCCCCCGTCCAAGCCGTGGAAGGAACCAAAGCGGCCATGAGACTCAAAATAGCTGATGGGCACTCTGGGGGCCGCTACAAACCACCGCATCCCCTATATAAGAGTTGGTCGGACATGATCTCGCGCTGCTACGGTCCAAACTGCAAGGCGTACAAAAATTACGGAGGTAGAGGCGTCAAGGTCTGCGAGCGATGGCACAAATATATTGGTTTCCTAGAGGATATGGCGCCGACTTGGAGGGAAGGCCTCACAATTGAGCGGCTCGACAACAACGGCAATTACTCACCGGATAACTGCGTTTGGGCGACAATGGCCCAACAGCAGAACAATCGTCGAAACAACCGAAGGTTGACCGTGGATGGAATCACCTTAACGCTTCGAGAGTGGGAACGTCGGCAAGGATTCAAACCGACTTTAATCCGCTGGAGGTTAAATCACGGATGGACACTCGATGCCGCAGTAAAAACACCATCGCGTCACTGGGTTTCGAGTGCGATTTCAGGTCCTGGCACTTCTTGATCAGAGAAGGTTATTCCTTCCCCCTCTGCCTTCTCAATTTGCTCTACCAAGTCCGCAAATCCTGAAAGGTCGATGCTTACAGGTTCGTCTTTAAATTCTGCAAAATTCTCCTTAAGGTCGTCAACGGCCGCCTCGATGCTGTCCCCATTCCCGCAAATCACACCAACTTCGTCATTCTTGGCCTTTGGGAAGTGGTAGGCGCCATCCTTGTAGCAGTACCGGTACAGGGCAACTTCATCGATGACGCTATCCGGAACGCGTAAGTACTTCCAGCCCTTGTCCCCGCCTGGGCCGTTATAATGGATCGTAGCCTCAGCCGCGAACTGGGAGGAGAAATCGGGCGGGACCATGTTGCCGGCTGCACCCTGGTAAATGACCTCGGCCAAGTTACGGCAGGTTTTAAGTAGATGCTCCATGGTCTGGCCGGCCATGCGGTTAGTCGGATCGATGAAGTTAGCAACTCCATCCTTCACCCTGATCTCTGTAGCCATGAACCCGCGATGCCCGTAGGAGGCCAGCACGTGGGCGATCTTCTCATTCACGTAACGCACGGCCTCGGGCAAGTCGGCGTAGGCGAGCTCTGAGCCAAGGTAAAGCTGGTTCTTCTTTTCGTAACCCTGGTAAGTGGTTTCGGGGAAGTCGCCGTCAATGGACCACCCATCAAAGCCGATCTCGATTACGGGCGAGTCCTCCTCATCGTCAATGGCGTCCTGCACAACAAAGACTGGATCCAGCGGGCCGAACTCGAGGGCGAGGCGCTGCAGCTCCGTTCGACTGTGTTCGAAGTCAATATGATGCCACGTTTCCATATTGTCCCGGTAACGGTTGAGCTTCACATGCTTGTTTTTGACCCCCTTCAAGTGCTCGGCCAGGGCCTCAACCCCGCGGAGGCGCACCGAGGGGACCACGGGCAGGCCCACGGATTTGAGCATGTCGAGAAAGCGGGTGCGGTAAAGCTCGAGCTCGGTTGAGCCCATCGACCCCCACACCAGTTTGCCGATGCTCTTTAAGTAACGCTGGATCCCGCCGTGCCCGATGTCGGGGAAGATGAAAAGGTCAATGGTCTTGAGCACCTCGGGATCCATGTACTCATCCAGGCGCTCGAAACTGTTGGGCGGATCATCGCACCCATCCCCAATCACGCAGCGTTCAACGCAAAGGTATTCCTGCTCATATTCGGAGTGGTAATAGGTCTTTTGGGTAGCTTTGGCCATGCACCGTGCCAGGGCCGGGAAGCAACCAGAGTCCACTATGCAGCAAACAACCTCCTCGAGGGGCTTCATTTGTTCTTTTTAGAAGGCCCGGGGTAACTCTCGGCCAGTTCCGTGTCGTACTTGAGCCAGTTGATCCCCAGCTCGGCGGCCATGATTCGCTCGATGGCAGTAGCAAAGCAGTGCTGGCGAGCGTAGGGCGCTCCCGGGTCATCGCCGGCATTCAGGTCAAAGGTGTGGGTTTTGTCGTACTCGAGATCGAAGGCATCGACCTCTTTCTGAGTCACGCCGGCATATTTGCAGAGGATCGCCTCGGTAGCCTCATGGATAGCCAAGAGCAGCTCGTAACGCTCATCCGATTGCGGGCTTACTCGCACGTGCAAAGTCTGGACCGGGACCATCACTTGCCCGCATATATCGCAAAGCTGGGTAAGTGGGCCTTCCTGGCGGATGACTTTGGTTTGCTGGCAGGGCTCGCATTTGAACGTGTATTCCCAAAACCAGTCGCACCCGTTGACTTCGGCACGCTGCTCGGATTCCGGTATTACTCTTATGTCGATGTTCATTCGGAGGTACTCTTGAGCCGATTCTTGGACTTAGCGAGCGCATTATCGCGCTGGATCTGGGCAAAGGTCCGTGCGTCATCCCGGCGCTGCTCGCGAACAAACTTCTCGGAGTTCTGTTTGAGCTTCGCCTGATCCATGAGGGCCTTGCCGTGCAACTTCGCCTGGGCCATCGCCAGGGTGGTTTGCACCTTGGCATGGGTGGCAGCATCCATTTGGCCGTTTCCGTTTTGCTGCTGAGCCGCTTCCTGGCCGCGCTGGACCAGTCCTTTGATCTGGTTTACGAGTTTGCCCAGTTGCTCGCCGAACTGTTTTACGGCCTGCTTCTGGGTCGGGTCCTTGGCCAACTGCTGAATAAGGAGATTGATATACTGCACAACCTCCCCCATGCCCTGGGCCTCATCCGGCTTGGCCATGTTGTCCCGTTGCTCGTACTTAACGATCACCCCCGCCAAGAGAGGCAAGAGCGCCTGGATCTGTTCGGCCGCGCTGAGTTCTTCTCGAGGCGCGACCATGACCCCCTGCATGAGTGTCCCAAAGATGGCCTGAGCGTCCCGGGTAGAATCTGTAATGCCACGGGCCTTGCCCAGAGGCGCCCAGCGGGCAGCTTTACGGGCGTCATTGGTTACGGCGATAATGTACTCGTGCTTGATCTCCTGCTGGGCAGTGGCGTCAAACTGTGGCGCCGAGGCCATGAGCTGCTGAGCGGCAGACATCGCCATCGTCGGGTTGCCCATGCCCAAGGGCGTCACGGGCTCGATGTCCCACAGATTAGAGTCCAGCCACTTGCGAGGGATCCCCGCGTCCTTGCAACGCTTCTGGAATTGTTGGACGTCAAAGTCCTCAGAGCCGCCCAGGCAAAAGCGCCGGCAGATCTCTTTGTAAGCGTGTTTCTCGTAAATAAAGGCTGTCATCAGGAGGCCGCCCATGAGGGCATTTACCTGCTGCAGCTTTACCCCGGTCTCGTAAGCGGTCTGTTCGCGCTTGGTCCCGGTATCGGTGTCCTGGGTGTAAGTGGAGCTGGCCTCCTGCTGAAGCTGCTTTAGCTGGCCCATGCCCATTTCAACCAAGTCAGCCTCGATCTGGTGCCTCTGGGTCTGGGGAACAATGTCCACCCCGGGCTTGAGCACGCCCAGGTTGCCGAACTCCTGCACGGAGGCCCGGGCCTTGTCGATCGGGTCATTGGTCCTGAGCCAGATATTGAAATTATCGTGGATATGCTGCAGCAGCCGGCAGCGGGTCAAATTGGTGTAGAAGGTCGGCTCGAGGAGGGCATACCCCAGGGAGCGGATCGAGTGATAATTGAAGGGCGCCTTGTTGCAAAGATCTCCGAACTGACAATGGAGCAGCTCGGAAAGCTTGCTGGCAACCGGGGTATCATCGTCATAGAGGAACTCCTCTGGCGGGCTGCCGCGCACCGTGCCATTTTCCGGAACTACCCGCATGAACCAACCGGAATTGTTAGGATCGGAGTTGTCCTGAAAATAGAAATGCCAAAGGGGTATCCCGGGCATGGCGTCACTGGCAAAGTAGCCGCCATCCTGTTTGACCAGCTCGGCCAGCTTCTCGGGCGTGGTTTCCCAGTCATAGTGATTGGGGGCGTAGTCGTAATTGATCTCCTTGTAATTCTTGAGGATGCCGGCGACCTCCTTTTTGTGCCATTTGTTGAGCGGCGAAGGGCTGAAGGCTTTCTCGGTCAGCTCGTAGGGGGTGTAAATGTGGCGCACCCCGTACCAATTCATGGTCTTAAAGTCCAGGGTGGTGTCAGTGGGGATCCGGAGGTCCTCAATGGACACGTAGTCGGGTTCCCACTTGTATTTGCCGTGCCAGACCATGGGGCCTATGCCGTGACAGACCACCGAGGCCCAGCGGGACCGGTGCAGCTCGAAGAAGGAGAGGGACTCGCGCAGAGGCTTGTTGATCTCCTGGCTGATGAAAGCACCCCACTCCGATTGATATTCACTGGGCGCCAGGGGCAGAGTCACCTTGAAGAACTGCAGATTGGACCAAAACGCGCTCATGTACTGGCGGCGGGCGTGCGCCATGAGGATCATCAGCTCGCCCCAGTTTACATTGATCTTGATCCCCAGCTTCTTAGCCATGGCGGGATCCAAGGGCGGGGAACAGTTGGCCGCGTTATTGATTTTGACGCGGTTTACGCCGCGCTCCCATTCAACGGTATCGCCGGCGCGGATGGTCTGTTGGACTCTGGGGGCTGTACTGAAGTTCAAGCTACTTCCTTTCGCATCCAGCAATAGCTGGGGGTTTTATCAATGGTTTCTTGGGACGTGTGTTCACGAATGACGTTACGGGGCGCCCAGACCTTGAGGGGAAGGCAACACCCACAGGCTTTGCACATGTGGAGGCGCCGCTCCTGGGGGACTTTTAGGCGCATGTGAGCCTTGAGCTCGAGTTCCTTGCGGATCCAGTTGGCAATTTTGCCCTTGGCCTTTTGCCACCACCTTGGGGCGACATTGAGCGGGCATGGTTTACCCTCGTTGCCTTCGACGCACCTTTGAGCACGGAGCTCGGCCACCATGGGATGGACCGGATCGCCCGTTTCGCCCAGCCAATCGTGGAGGGCGGCGAGGCCGGAAATATCATTTTGGATTTCGCTAAGGAGAGGGTTCACGGATTGAGGGCCTTGAATAGATCGTAGGGTTGGACGTAGTCACCTGGGATGAACTCCTTAAACTTCACTGACCAAGAACCGTCATTGTGGAAAAGTTCGACGTTCTCCATTTCGTCAGGTTTGGTTTTGCTTGGCCTCGTGGTGCTGATTCTGACCGATGGCGTTAGGTGCAGCGTATCGCCTTTGATCTCGTAAGCCCAAGATGGTTGTTTGGCAGGCTCAGTGCCTTTCGGGTGAACTGGAATTGTATCGGGCGTCGGGGTTCCGCTCTTATAAACACAAAGCACGAAAAGCCGCTCGTATGGGGCATAGTCTGGCTTTGCTCTGTCTAAAACCGCCGTGCCTATAATTTGATCACTCATTGGACTACTACCCCGCACCCGTTACAGGGCGGGGCTATTAACGGGGCATTGGCCGTGAGTGAGACTGCCTGGACTGGCGCCTCTGGGTGAGTGGCGTTCTGGATCTGGCCACAGGGGATGCAGTAAGTAGGGTTATTTCCCAGCCGTTGGCATTGCGCCGAGTCAACGTCCCTGAGAGCTTCTTGGATACTCGCACCGGGAAGGCCGTTGCCCTTTCGGTAGGCCGAAAGTGCACGGGCAATATCCTCAATGACGGGCAGGCAGCGGCGGCGGAATGAACCATCAGGGCCATAGCAATATCCTCCGGGCGGCGACTGGTCGTACGATCTTAAGCGATACCTCACGGTAGAAGCCTCATTAGTTGGTTTGTTTTAGCGAACGCGCCGTAGTGCTTCACGGCGGCTTTGTCGTAAGCTCTCGCGGCCAATTCAGGAGTTTCAAAACAGCCAAGGTGTTTGTTGCCCTGGCCAAGTCGGATCTGCGCGATCCACTTATTTACAGCAGTGTTAAAACTCACACCCTTGAAACCGGATGAGTTGTGCCCTGACATGCCACGGTTGCGAGTGTTTTCCGCCTTGCTCGCAACCCGCAGATTGGTTCGGCGATTGTCCAACTTGTCCCCGTTGATGTGGTCAACCACTTTGTCGGGAGGACAGCGGAGAATTTCACGTGCCATTGGAACTACTATCCGCCGTGTGCCAATCGTCTGTTTCCGCTCCGCGTTGCCGTGATGGAGATACCATTTGCTTTGGGATATTCGAGCGAAGTCAGCGTCGTCAATCAGCGCAACTCGCCCTTGAGTGAGTGGGATGGTTTGCATCCCGCTATGATACTCAACCCCCAAATGTCGGGCAATACTCATTTCATCGCCTCTCGCGCCTCGTCCTCCCAACTTTTCTCAGGAACTCCTTTGTTCGGAGTGACAGCAACGGCCTTGTCGTCGTAGAAATCGTCAAATTCGGGCCGCTTGATGTTGGTCACTTCTAGATCGCCCAGGCCGTAGCGCCTGAGCCACTTTCGGATCGCGGGTCGGGCGCCCTTGTAGCCCGCTCGCGCTGTGAAAATGACCACTTTATCCCCACTAGCAATCCAATCTTTCACCTGCTTTAGCATGGACGTGATCGGTTTTCCGATCACTCGAATGCCCATGCCGCTATGGTGGTAGGCCAGAGTTTTGTCGAGATCCACTGCGTGAATTTTCATAGAGTGCTGTGATTCAGTAGCCCAGCGCGGATTGCCTCCTGATATTCGCGGGCCTCGGTGTCGAAGTAGTCCTCCTCGTCCTCAGAGGCCTCGATCACTTTGTAACCGGCATGGCCTACGGTAAAACCGCGCTGGCGCGCGCCCTCTACTCCAAAGCTGGTCCCGTCTGCCAAGTCGGGGGACATACCCATGCGCTCCTTGGTGTCCTTCTTATCCTCGAGCTCGGTCTTGCCGGCGCGGGTAGGTCGGTATTCGCGGAGGGAAAACTCCCTGGCAACCTCTTTGGGCAGGTTCCGCATTTGATCGCAGTCCACCACGTTCCGCACGGCAAACCAGATCTCGGCATTCAGGCGGGCGTACTCTTCGTCGGCTCGCTTGAGCCGTTTGATTTTCGTTTTCTCGTCAATGACATACCAATCTGCCCGCACGGGGCGATCCGTTGGCTTGTCACCTTCGGCGATGGCAACCGGGACCTCTTTGCCAAACACCCTGGCGAAAGCGGCGCCGGTCGTGCCGCGGCCAGTTGAGCCGTAAAAGATATTGTTGGGATCGATGCCCAGGCGGGTAGCGTCATGGTGAACGTAATGGGCGATCTGGTCATCGGGCAGGACCTTGCTGCTGGCGATGATCGGTATGTCGAAGTACTCGCCAAAGCTGATGACTTCCCGGCCTTCAATGTCGTAGCCAAAGTCCAGCCAACCCCAGATGCACCTATCGGCCGTGTCCCCGCCCCAGGCCGGATCCAGAAAGCCTATGCGGGTCTGGTTATCGTCCTTCCAGACAACCTGCTCGAAAGCGTGATGCTGCTCGCACATGGCCACCGTGAGCACCCGCTTGCCCAGCATGTTCATTCGCATGATGCCCACGCATTGGGTCCAGTACTGGAGGGAGTCCTCCGTCCAACGCTTGGCGACCAGCTTTATAGAGTTGCGGCTGATCAGGCGCGGGTAAGGCGGCCGCACACCCTCGGGGACATCGAAGTTTGGCGAGTCCGTGCCGACAAGGTTAAGGCAGCGGCCGCGGTGAAACTTAATGGGCCAGCTCGAGGTTTTGCGATTGCCTTCCACTGAGGGCCAGCCGTCAACTGGCTCGGCGGCTAGGGATAGCTGGTCGTACGGGTCGTGCTTGGGGTTGCCTGAGCCAATTACCTTGATGTCGGGATCTCCTATGGCGTCCAGATCGGCGCTCTGAAACATGTTGGGCAGGCAATCAAGGAAAGTAGGCTGCATGAACTGCAGCTCATCGGCCAGGAACCGGATACGGGCTTGCTTGATGCCGGCAAACACACCCAGGCCCACCCAGGACTTGCCTACGTAACAGGCGCGGCCAACCATGCCTTTCCGAATGTCGCGGGTATCGGTTACTTGAATGTTGTCAGTGGAGATCGCCCGTTTGCTTTCGATGGTGTTGCCGGCCAACCAGGGGTAACGCTCCTTGGCATGGGACATGAGCATTTTGACCTCGCCAAAGACAGCCATATCCAGCTTGTCCACGGTGGTTGTGGAGATCAGGACCAGTGTGTTGTCGGGGTGCGCCCAGTAGTCCAATAGGACAAATTCGGAGGCGTGGGACGTTTTCTGGCTCGAGCCGGCGCCCATGAGGATCGTGACGATGTTCTGAATGATCTCGGTGTAAATGAGATCCGTCCACCGGTGACGATAGCGATCTGGCCAAGCCAGCCGGCGTGCTTCCATGAAGTGTTCGAACTGCCCTAAGCCGCATTCCTGGCCTTGCTGGTTCTGCCATTTCCCGCCGTTAGCAATGCAGGAAAGTTCAATCGCTAGATCGTCGGATTCGGCAGGCCAGTAAGCGCCATACTTCAGGATTTCATCGGCCACAGTGGGCAGTTACGTGCGCCAGACAAGATTCGCCAAGCGGATAAAACCACATACCCCCCCTCCCCCCTATGTGGTTTTGTAGTGTTGCAGCCAGTCGAGGATCGACGTATTGCCCTGAAAACGGTACACTGAGCCATGCCATTCATTTACGCGCTTTACGAGCCGGGAGAGTTGAAACTGCCGAAGTACATCGGACGGACGAAGAACAATATTCGCAAGCGTCTGTTCCAGCATTTGGCGTGGGCATTCGATCACCAAAATCACCCGTTGGCGAAGTGGCTGATCGATCTGGATCTAAAAGGGCAATTGCCTTCAGTGAGGATAATTGAAGAAGTCAGCGAGCCGCTTTTGAAGATTAGAGAGCAAGCCTGGATCCGATTTTTCAGACCTCTTGGTTGCCTATTAAATGTGAACGATGGGGACGGAGCTGGGAAAAACGCCAGAATCTCTGAACTCAATAAACAGATCACTCGTGCCCGCAATAAACTCGGCTGGTCCCCACAGCAGCGCGCGAACATCATCAAAGCGATCAGCCATCCATGGTCCGAGGAGCGCAAACGCAAGTGGCGCGAACGGCCAGGATTTCAAGCGTGGCGCGAAAAAATTATTGCTATTAACAAAGCTCGAAAACACACCAAAAAGCAGTCTAGAAATTCTAATATATGTCAGCAGTAACTCCATGCACTCCTTGTTGCAGCTCGCCTCAAACGGTCAACATTCCTGGCGTAGAGGGGGATAACGGCAACGATGGGACAAACGGGATCAACGCTTTCACTCTGACCACGGGTAATTTTAACGTGCCGGCGTTGGTCAATCAGACTGTAGCGATCCCGGTCGGCAATACGTCATGGATGGTGGTCGGCGAGGTCGTGATTGTGGGCCAGGGTCTGGGCGCGGCGCTTACCTTCCCCGGGCCGGCTACGTTCGTGGTGGACTCCATCACGAGCCTAAATGCCTTTGTGGGCAAGTGGCTGCAGTATTCGGGGGACGTGGCGGGCGGGACAGCGATCTCGAGCGGGGCAACGGTGACTTCTACAGGCGGGACATTTACTTCGCCGCTTCCTATCGCCGCGGGCGGAACGGGCGCGGGTTCAGTCTCAGCGGCCCTGGCCAACCTGGGCGTAGGCCAGCCTCCGATTACTGTTTACGGCGCCGGGACTTCCTATGTCATTACTGCCTCACAGCAAGCGGTTGTTCTGGGGACCACTTCTCCATCCCTGGTTCTGACCCAGGCAGGGACCTACCTCATTTTCTCGCGCATCCGTTACGACTATCAGGGCAAGACCTTCGCGGCCAATCACGTCCTCACGGCCAAGCTACGCCGAACCAACAACACGGCCGCGGACCTCTCGGGCGCTAACGCCTCGATCATCACGCCTGTTATCACCACGGTTACGGATAGCATTGTTGTCCCCCTGCCTCCGGTTGTTTACACGACTGCTAATACCAATGACGCGATCGCTTTGTTCGCCGGGATCAGTGCGCTCCCGGCCGAGGCTGGCACGGTGGAAGTCTCCGAGTGTGAGATTGTCGCGGTTAGGATCTTCTAATGGCCAAACAAGCTACTTACGAGCTGGGAGTTGAGCAGCTCGACGCAACGAGTACATTTCAAAGCGGGATGAACTCGGGGATCGCCCCTGAGCTACTCCAAAAGAGCCAACTGGCCTGGGCGTTAAATGGGACCGTGCGCGGGACCTACATCACCCATCGGCCGCCTTTCCACGATCGAGGCATCACGTTCCTGACCCCGGGCCAGCAAAGCGCCTTTGAGCAAGGACTCTGGCAGGGCGCCTGTTGGGCGCAACCGTCCAACTCCCCTGAAGGCTTGGTGTGCCAGATTGCCGGCAAACTCTACTTCATTCAGATCGTTGGCAACGTGGCTACGTGCACGGACGTAACGATCCCGGCTGACCCAAACCCGCCTACAAATCCCCAGGCGTGGCTGTTCCAGGCTGAGCAATGGGTGATCCTCAATGACGGCGCCAGTACGCCGATCTTCTTGGATCTCTCGACCATGACCGCACGGCGCTCCCTGGTTCAAAATCGGGTAGCGTTCAACGCGACCTTTGTCCCGCCAAATAACTTCGTGATCCCCCCAGTGGACGGGGTTACAACGGTCAATATCACCTTCTCGGCCGTTACAGGGCTCACCAATGGGCAGATCATCAACGTATGGGGTGTGGGCCAGTTCCAAGTCACCAATGCGGGCGCCGATCCGGTTATCACAGTGATCAACATTAACGGCCTGCCCGTAGGCGGAACGGTGGTTGCCCCGGGAACAGTCACTTGGAGCACGGCGATCAGCGAACTCCCGCCCGGGCGCATGGGCGCTTACTGGCGCGGCCGTATCTGGCTCTCCCTCACAGACGGGACTCAATTCCTGGCGGGTGACATCGTGGGCGGGCCGAGCGGGACCCTGGCCGAGAATTTCGCGGATGCCATCCTGAAGATCTCCGAAAACACTTACTTGGCTGGGGGCGGCAACTTTCGTGTCCCTGGGAGCGTGGATAAGATCCAAGCAATCATACCCACGGCTACGCTGGACGCTTCCCTCGGCCAAGGTCAACTTGCAGTCCTCACCAGTCAGATCGTTTTCTCGGTCAATGCCACTGTGGATCGCCTTACGTGGCAGTCGATGCAAAACCCGATCCTTACCGAAAGCCTCTTGGCCAACGGAGGCCAGGGGCAAAACTCCACCGTGCCGGCCAACGGGGACACTCTCTTTCGGGCGATCGACGGGATACGGTCCTTGATCCTTGGCCGGCGCGAGTTTGATACCTGGGGCAACGTGCCTCAGAGCCGGGAAATGAATCGGGTGTTGCCCTTGGACAATCTCAAGTTGCTTCCATTCAGCAGCGCGGTCGTGTTCGAAAACCGGTTCCTGATGACTGCCTCGCCCATTGCCAGCGATCAGGGCGTTTACCATTCGGGCCTTGTGGCGATGAACTTCGACCCGATTAGCACCTTGGGCGGCAAAGCGCCCAGCGTCTATGACGGGGCCTGGAAGGGGTTAAACACCCTGCAGCTTGTCACGGGCTACTTCGATAATGTCCAACGCTGCTTTTCGTTCAATCTGGACACCATCTCGAGCCCGAACCGGATCAAGCTGACTGAGGTCCTGCCAACTCCTCCGGATGTACTATCCGAGAATGTCATCGTTACACCCGACCAGATTTACGATAACGGGACGAGCCCGATCGCCCTGGTGTTCGAGACTCCGGTCTTTTTCAAAGGCCAGGATCCCCGGCAGCAACCTTACTTGCGTTTGATGGATGGGGAATGCGCCGTTGATCTGTTAGTGGGTGAGGTCCTGTTTCAGGTTTACTGGAAACCCGACCAGTATCCTTGTTGGGTCCCCTGGGCCGCCTGGACGGAATGCTCGACTATTGGCGAGAATGCCCAGCCCCAGTTTCGGCCGCGGATGGGGTTTGGCCGACCGCCCGTCAATCTGTGTGATCCCTCGACCAATCGGCCGCTCTGCGAGGGCTACCAGTTCCAAGTCAAAATGATCGTGACCGGTCATTGCCGCGTGCGCGAGGTTCGCCTCTTATCCGTGACGGTGGCACAGCCCAAGTTTGCCCCGCTCAAGTGTTCGGTCCTCTGCCCGCCTTCACCATGAGTTGCTATAGCTGTGGAGCAATAATCGATTGTGGCGAGTTTGGCGGCATCACGCCTGACTTGGCGCCGTCCCGTGGATTCTTTGCGACTCAGGGTTACACGTTCATTTTGGATTGTCCCCCAGGCTACTCTTGTTTCCCCGGCTACTGGCCGCGGGTCATCGACATACCCAAGGACACTATTCCCGAGGTCATAGTCACGGACGGCGGCAACTTCTCGATCTACGGCTGCCAGGGCATGGTAACGGTTCCTATCCCGATTGGGATCAGCCAAGCGCAAACTCAGTTGCTGGTAAACAACCTCTTTGAGACCTGGGCCTTTCAGCAGGCCCAGTGCAAAAACAAGACCAGTCCCGGCCCGGGCATTCCGGCCCCGACCCTGATCACCGGCAACACTCGCACGGACGTAAACAGCACCGAGCAATGTTACACGGCCCATTGCAACCCTGAGAGCAGCGGTTCCCCAAAGAGTTTCTGTACCCCTCCCGGTTACATGGGCGCGACTCTGTTTAACGCCACACCAGACCAGATCGCGGCGGCCCAGGCCCAGTTCAATGCGGCGGCTCTGGATTTTGCGACCAAGAGCGCCACTACGCAGCTTACCTGTGGGGTGTGCAATGCCTTCCTACATACGTTCCAGGCCTGTGCCGGCGACCCCAGCAAGGTTGCGGTGGTGGACATTCCGGCCGGCAAATACTGCGAGCCCGCGGCCACTGGGATTCAGGAGCGGGTTGACGCCCTGGCCAGTATTGACGCCGTGACCCAGTTAAACGCCGCGCTGATAGGTATGGGATGCGTTTGCCCAGGCCCGACCATTGACGGAGCTCTAACCGTTTACAATGTCTGCGTGTGTCAGTACCGGTGGAGCATCGGCAACGCTTACACTACCCTGGTCAATATCGGAGCGTTCAACGCCAATAACCAATGGCAGATCATCACCGGTAATGTCCTGCACGGCGCAACCACTTTGTCCCCGCAAAATTGTCCTGGCCCAGTCATCAAACTCTATTTCCCATGATCCTACTCCAAGAAGCTCAAGACGATCTGCGTATCCAGGCGATAGCCTCGTCCTGCCCGACCTCCCCAGAGTTCCTCTCCCTGGTCAACAAGGCTTGCGCCATGTACATGCGGCGCGGGGACTTCATTGGCACGGTGGCAGACATTTTCGTGTGTGTGGCCAACGGCTGCTTTGTGGCGCCGCGTTACGTGGGCAAGATTCGCCGGATCAATGTCTGTAACAGGGCGGTGGACGTGGAGAATGGATGGTGGCGGTTTATGAAGTCCAGCTCGGCCAACCACTCCTGGGAGAATTGGCGCGGAGCAGATTGCGGCCCCAACTTACAAGACCGCGGCAGCAAACCCGTGTTTCAGGACATCATGGGTGATGGCCGGCTGATCCGCGCCTACCCGCGAGCTAATAAGGACGTTGGCAAAACGATCCAGATATTCGGCACGGACAACAACGGGCAGACCCTGATGACGCGCAATCCGGATGACACCTGGGATCAGGGTATCACCCTCACCCTGGCCAAGCCCTTTGTGAGCTCGACCACGTTTGTCAGAAGCATTGACTACGTGATCAAGGACCCGACCGAGCTGCCGGTTGACTGTTACGCCTATAACGCGGCGGCTGACGTCCTCGAGGAGCTGGCCCATTACGAGCCCAGCGAGACTAAGCCCGAGTACTCCAGTTACTTCCTGAATATCCGTTGGCCCACGTGTGGCACGGGCTCAATCCAGCCGAATTGTTGCTCGAGCAAGCGGGGTGTGCTCATGCGGATAAAGCTGAAGTTTATCCCGGCCAAGGTCCCGACAGACGTCCTGCCGATCGACAATACAGACGTCCTGGCCTACATGATCCAGGCCGTGAAGGCGGCCGAGTCTGGCAACTTTGAGGAGTTGAACAAGTGGCAGGCGATGGCGGTGAAGGAAGGCAACCTCGAGCTCAATGATGCCATCCCGGATGAACAATTTGCGGCCTCAAACAATGTCCTCGGTCCCAGCGTTTGGCAGAATCAATGCTTCTGAATATGACGCCACGTCACCCCACGCCAAATAAAGTAAACACTGGCTTTGACCAATGAGAACCTCTTGGCCACTTGAACCCCGGTTAGTCCTGAGTCTTTCAGGGCGAGAATCTTCTTTGCCGTGGCTTCGTCTATTTTGCTTCTGCCATTTCGGCTGCCTTGTGGCGAGCGGTTTTTCTCGGCCATGTCGCGCTGATTATCCTGCACGTTGCCGAGGAACAAATGCTTGGGACGGATGCAGTTTCGGACGTCACACTTATGAAGGACCCATGCGCCGTCTGGGATTGGCCCGAAGTGAATTTCCCATGAGGCTCTGTGGGCGAGGGTTATTTTCCCTTCTCCCGGTTTGCAGACTTGGCCGTAACCTTGTCCGTGTGTGGCTGGAACGAGCCAGCAGGTTTTTGTTTTTGTTACCCATTTCCAAAACCACTCTTTTTTCACTGGCCCACTGTATCAAAACTCCGATTAGACTGCGAGGACAATCATGCCTACAATTTTGAACCCCACTCCCACAGAAGGAACCGGGACCCCGTTTGGCAAAGTGCCAGGAGCTCTCGGCCTGCCCGATCCGTTTGGGGATCTGTCAAAAGTTGCCCCGGGACTGGGCGGCCTTAACAAGAACCTGCTAACCAATCTCACGGCTAACTCCCTGGGGATTGTTTCGCCCGGGACACGGAACGCGTTGCAACTGACCAATGCCCAGACTGCCTCGGGTAGCGGGATGCCTTTCAGTGGCCTTTCTGATCGAGCTTTGTTTGGCAACATCGCGGGCTTTACCGAAGGGCTACAGGAAAAAGCTCTGCAGGATTACAATTCGCTGATCCCAACGATAAAGAGCACGCAGACGGTGAGCCCCGAGCTGCAGACCGAGATCGCCAACCGGAACGCAATCAATGCCGCGGCGCCCAGTCCTCGAGCGGCCGCCAATTACGCCAAACAGCTTTTTGATGAGTATGCCGCCAAGGTGCGCGGCCCAGGCGGCGGGATCTCCTTTGCGCCCCAGCCTTACACACCCAAGCCACTTGATTTTGGCAACCTGGGTGTAGGCGGTGGAGGCGTAGGCGTAGGCGCGGGCGGCCCGACAGCCCCAACCGTAGCCAACAATGGGCTTTTCAATGTGACCGGAAACACCATTGGCGGCGGGCCGGCCAGTCTCGGAACCGGTGGAGGATTTACTTACATGGGACCAAACCCACAGGCAACCGACTGGACCACAAGCGATCCATGGGGCGTAGGTGGTTTCCCGGGAGGCGGAACTCCCGCGGCTGGCGCCGGCCCTTACAATCCTTTAGCGGATGCCTCTTATAACGATCCCGCCAAAGTGTTCGGCCCGACTGCCAACGCGAGCGATCTTTTCAGTTCGCCAGCAGCTTTGGACATTTTTTCTGAACTCGTTTAGCTCACCAGCGTTTGTGATGCACAATCCTACTCACTTCATCCTGGCCAACGCCGAATTTGCGGCCGATCGCAGCTTGCGTGAGAATACCGCGAGCCGCAGCCCTGCGAATCTGGTCAACCTCCTTTTGAGTAAGCTTACGCCGGTTAGAAAGCTCGCCTTTGCCTCGGCTGCCGCCTTTGTGCCCAGGATTCCATCGGCCCTTTTTAACGGCGTCCTGAGCGTTATCTTTGGACGTGCCTCGGAAAAGGTGTTTAGGGTTGCAGCACGGAGGATTATCGCACGTGTGGCACACCTTAAATCCTTCGGGACTCAAGCGGCTATCCAACGCGTACGCCACGCGATGAGCACCCACCTTCTTGCCGTTCACTTTGATCTGGCCGTACTTTCCGCGGAACCCGCCGCGCCAGGGCCAGCAATCATTCGGCCCAAGAATCTCAACCTTGGCCCAAAAGCGTTTAGGCAGCTCGATCGGTTTCGCCCACCGTTTTTTTGCGCCAAGTTTTCCCCGTTCCTTGCGACTCATTTTGGGTTTCATGGCTTTGAGTTTACTGCGATCACCCCCATAGCAAAAGGATATTTATGACTGGCCTCGGCCCTTGGAATGATGTCACTCCCCAAACGTACCAAACCGCCATCCAGTCAGGAGCGCAGCTTGGTACAACCCTCAGGGGTCAAGATATAGCGGCGAACGAGGCTAAAGACCGTTTGAGCCTTGCTTACGCGCAGCTCCAAAGCCAAGAGGAACGAGCCGCCGAACAAGCCCAGGCTAAACTTACACTGGCACACGCGACCCTGGCCGCGAAGCAACAGCAGCAAGACTTAATGATGGGCTACCGTGAGCAGGCTTTGCAGCAGCAGGCCGAGCGGACTAAAGAGATCGCGGCAACCCAGGCGGCCTCCCTGGCAGAGCGCACGCGCAACGATAAGGCGATGATGGACTTGCGCGATCGGCGCCTCGTGGACTTGGACAAGTATCGCGCTGACTTGCAAACCCAGCGGGACAAGGCCAATGCCCGCGCCGAGGAAAACATGAAATTGCGCGAAGCGATTGCGACCGCGCCGAAGCTCTCGCCCCAGGATCAGGCCATGATGGGCGCAGACGTTGCCGATTATAAAAACCTTCAAAAGAAGATCGAAGGTATCGAGCCCAGCGGTTTGATCAGTCGTATAGTGCACCGGGGCACGGACGCGAACTCGGAGGAGAAAGCTGATCTGATGCAACAGGCCTTGGACCTTCGCCGCAAGATCGCCTCTTACACACCCAGGCAGCGGCAGCTTGGCACTCCAACGGGCGTAACGCCGGCCGCGAGCCCAACCGGTGGAGCTGGTGGAGGCAAGCGGGTGCGGGTTGTCGGACCAAACGGCCAGAAAGGCACTGTTCCGGATGGTACAGACTTGCCGGAAGGCTGGACGCTTGCACAATGACAATTTATGGCCACAGCCCCAGCCGGTTTCATAGCGGATCCGGAAACGCCTGAAGGTTTCCAAGCCGATCCAGATCCCAAAACGTTAGCCCTCGGAGTACAGGAGTCGATCAAAGAGCCTGCCCTCCTCATGGGGACGCTGACTAATCCTCTGGTTGGCCGCGCCGCCGAAGGCGCTCGAGCCTATTCCGACCGGCTGCGCGAGCGGGCCGCGATCCAGCAAATGGGCCGATTCAGCCTGGACCCTGGCGCCATGGCGGGCGTGTTGCCCGAGGAAGAAGTCCAAGCGGCAAAGGACATCGCGCAGAAGCCGATTGGTTTTGCCATGGAGCAGGCCCATGAAGCCCTGGCGCCGGCCGCCTCTGATTTCCTTCGCACCAGCGGGATCGATCCCAGCTCCTCACCCGAGCACGTTTTGAACCTGCCTCGAGTCACCCCTGAATTTGCCCGCACGGCCGGCGAGAATCTGACCCTGACTCACCCGATTGCCGGGACCCTGATGAAAACCTTTCCCGGCGTAGCCGCGGGGTTGTTCAACCTGGGATCCAGCACGACTGAGGGGCTGGCCCAGCCGGAACAGGCGGGGCTCATGGTGGCCTCTGGCGGGAGCTCGGCGATTGCCAAAGCAGCCGGCCTGCTCTTTGCCGGGGCGCAATTTGCGGATCTGCCCGACGAGATCAAGGAAGCGATTCGCGTGCTCAAAGACCCGAACGCTTCCAACGCGGACAGGGTTGAAGCCATTGGTAAGCCTGGGGTCAATGCCATCCTGGGCGCTACCATGCTCAAGCACGGCCTCACGCCGGATGCACCCCCGGGACCTCCGCTCACGCCGCAAGACCGTTGGTTAATGGAACGGGTTGCCCAAAACGGCGGGCTCACCGGGAGAGATCTGCAAATGCCCGGGCGCATCCCGGCGACAATGCGCGGGCCGCTCACGCCTGGGCTAGAAGTTCCCGAGATGCCGGCGCACAGCCGCCTCGAGATCCCCGAGGGACCATCCGATCCGCGAGTAGCCCAGATCCGCCAGCAGGGCCTCAGAGAGATTAACCAGATTTTGGCGGCCTTCCCCGATACGTTGAAGGGAAACCGCGAGGATGCACGGGCGTTACGCAATGACGCGTTCCCCGAAATGAGAAAGGATAAAAATGCCGTTTCGCAGCGAAGCACAACGCCGGTTCCTGTACAAGAACCATCCGGAGATAGCCAAACGGTGGAGCAAGGAATACGGCCCGGGGAAGAACCTCCCGTACAAGGTGAAGCGCAAGTTCCGACGCAAGGGGATGAAGCCTTCTTCCAGCAACAGTTAGGCGAGATCCAGGGCCGGCAGGCGGCCCAGATCAATGCCGAGATCGTCAAGACTGTGCAGGAGAAAGGCTGGGCGGCCCTGGATGAGTCCGATCGCCGGTATATGACACCGGAGCAGCGCAAGGCCTACAAAGCCTGGGTTGACGCCGGCAAACCTGAAGGCGGGGGGAAAGTAAAACCGGAAGAACCCCCGCCCACTGAAGAGGCGCCGCCCACCGAGCCCACGCCTCCGACCACCCCGACCACGCCAACCGCGCCGGCCGCGCCCATTACCGAGGCGCCGACCACGCCAGCGTCACCGTTGAGCCCAACCACTCAGGACCTGATAACGCGACACCAAGACGAAAACGCGAGCCTCAACAATTCTCATTCTCAGGCGGCAGGGTTGGGCGCCAAGGGCATACCCGACTTGGACGCCTTCTTGGAGTTAAAGCGGAAGGCTCAAAAACGGCTGGCCGAGCTGAAAGAACAGGCCAAAGATCCAAAGCTCACCCCAGAGCAAAAGCTAAAGCTGCAAATGGAAGGCGGCTTTAAGTGGCAACCGCGCCTATCCATTCCGCGTGAAGCGATCGAAACGGCAACCAAAAGCGGAAGCTGGGAGAAAGCCGTACCGGAACTCAATCTCCCCGAGGAACGTCCCTTGGACTGGCGTAAAAATCCAGAGGTTGCCAAGTGGCTTGTGGAAAACGGTAAGGAAGTTGGGCTCAGCGATGACGCGATCGAGGAGATCAAAAAGTCCCTACCAAAAGCAGAGGCGGCCACACCTGAAACGAAACCGGCTGCCACTGAAACGAAACCCGCCGAAATTGAGTCACTTCTCAAAGCTGAGGTCCCCGACGTCACCGAGCACAAAGCCAGGGTGAAGGCGGTTGAAACCCGCACGCGTGAGCTGGGGAAGGAGATCGACGTCACTTCAGGCCAGGGATCCAACCCATACCGCGCAACGGGCGGCGCCGAGAAACCGCCCTCCTCGATCAAGACTTTCAAAGATTGGCAGGAGGCAAAAGATTATCACGGCCTCACGGCTACCGACCGGATCCATGACTGGTCCCCGGCGCTCCGCGCAGTGGCCGAGAAGGTCAATCCCGAGAAGCCCGAGCTGGTGACTGCCGGCGATGTGGATGAATGGGTCAAGCGCAAAGAGGAAGGCAAACCCGCGGCTGCCGCTGCCTCCGGTGGAGTTGCTGAGTTTGTTGTTTCCAAGCTCGAGGATGCCGCCGACAAAGCTCGAGCCCGACTCAGAGCGCAGGAGCAAAAGGGCATTGGCGGGGAAACATTCATTGGGGGGATGTTCACGAAGATCCCAAACGCGATCGATTACGCTACTATCGGCGCCGCCAAGCTGGCACGGTTCGGCCTGGATAAAGCGCGGTTCGCGGCCGAAATGATCGCCGAGTTCGGAAAACGGATCTCGCCTCACCTCGACACCCTTTTCGAGGATGCTAAAGGCCTGCTGGCGCGGCATTACGAGATCGAGAAGAACAAGGCCACTCCGATCCAGCAAATCATCAGTGAAGCGACCGGCGCCGGCCATGGGCAGCTCGACACCATTGGCAAGATCATCGACACCCTGCAGAGCGGGCTAAAGACCGTCCGCGCTCTGCGCGATCATTTCACCGATAAACCGCACATTAGCCGCGCCGAGGCCAAGCTCGCCGATGATTTCCTCGAGGCCGATGCCAACCGGATCCGCGAGAGCCTAAACGCCCTGGTCAAGAAGGAACTGCCGCCCTCCCAGCGCGGGATCTTCCTGACTGCCATCAGCAACGCCACCAAACGCGCCCCGCTCCTGACGGGGGATCCGGAGGCCATGTACCGGCGGGCGGCCGAAGTGGCGGCCCGCATTGAGGAGCACGGCGTAAACGTCCAACGCAATCAGGCCGTAAACGACATCAAGGCCAACGTGACTAAGGCCCTGGCCTCCCCGACCGTGGATCTGGCTTTCAAAGCCAAGATTGGTGACGTGGTGAAGAATTTCAATTTCACCAAGCCGACCGAGAACACGATCGCCAAGCTGCAGAAGATCCGCGATTACATCAAAAGCCAGGAAGCTCTGGGCCGTGATGTCGAAATGCCCAAAGCGATCCTCGATGCCCTGGAAATCCTCAACAAAACGCCAATCAAGGACTTGCCGTTGCACGTCCTCGAGGCCATGCGCGACCGGATTGCCATGCTCGAGCAAATGGGCCGGCGCACCGTGGCGACCCGCCAACTGCGCTGGGAGAATGAGAAAGCGGTTAAAAACCGTGAGCTCACCGATGAGCCGACCAACCCGATCGACAAGCGCCCTGAGTTTTCGAGCGGCCTGACTGACCCGATCAGCCCGACGATGAAGATCCGGAACTTCATCAATCGCCGGCTGGACGCCGGTGGATTGCTGGACAAGGCGCTCCTGCCCATCGATGCCCTATTTGATCTCCTGGGCGATGCCAAAGGCGCCTACAAAGGATGGCTGTTCAAACACGTCCGTAACCCGATCGATCTGGGCTTTAACGCCACCCAGGTCATGCGCGAGCAGATCACCAAGCCTCTCGTTGACATCATTAAAAAGAATGGCCTGAATGAGACCAACGCCAAGCGGATCGGGGTGTACGCCGCGCTACAGCAGGAAGGCGGCCGCGAGCGGCTCTTGGCCATGGGCGCCACACCCGCTGAGCTGGACAAGATCCAAAGCGGCCTGACCCCGGTGGAGAAATCCGCTTACAATTACATGCGCTCGGCCCTGGATGAGCTCTTGCCCCAGGTGCAAAAGATGATGCACGAGCTTTACAACATTCCGGTTGAGCCCGTGGAGAACTACTTCCCCATGCCGCGGGACTGGAACAAGGTTGAGCCCGAGCCTAAGACTCCCGCCGAGCCCAAGTTTGGCCAGGAAATGGCTTTTGACGATCTGGCCGGATGGAAAGACCTCTACGGGGATTACACCCCGCTCAAGACCAAGACCGAGCGCGGCTTCACGATCGAGCGCAAGCCGGGAGCGGAAAGCGCGATCAAGATTCACGCCTTTGACGTGTTCGAGCAGCACATTAACGATGTGGCGTACCTCCTCAAAACTCAGCGTGACATCAAAATGATCGGGGAGCTGGCCAAAGGGGATCTCTTTTTGGAGAAATACGGCAAGATCGGCCAGAGCATGGTGCTCAACTGGCTCGACACCGTTGCCCGCCAGGGCCGCCTGGGCGGTTTACGCCGCTGGGACGCGCTGGACACCCTTCGCAAGAACACCAGTGCCGGCGTTATCGGTTTCCGGCTGGCCTCCCAGTTTGTTCACTTGTCCAATATCCCCCTGGCCATGGAACGCACCGGGGTTTTGAACTACACCTCGGCCGTGCACGAAATTTGGACTGAGAAAGGCAAGAAGTTCCTGGCTGACAACTTCGCTGAGACCTTTTCCCGTGGCGGTGGTGAGCCCGCCCTGACTGAGGCGATGCAGGAAGGGGCCAGTGTGTTTGGCAAACAGATCGTCCCTAAGAAGTACGTGAAGGCCGGCTTTTACTTCGCCCGCCTGATCGACCAGAAAAACTCCCAGGCAACCGTGCTGGGGATGTACTTCAAAGCTCTGAAGGAGAAAGGCCTGGATCCTGCCCGTTACGCTGACATGCCCGTGGACAAGGAGGCCCAGGCTCGAGCCCTGGTCATGGCCCGCCGTGCGGTGGCCTCGCCCCTGCCCAAAGATGTACCCATGGTGCTCTCTCGAGGTTCGATGGTGGGCAACAATGTTTCAATCGGCCGCGCCCTGTTCCAGTTCCAGAATATCTTTCTGGACCAGTGGTCCAACATCAGGCACGACTTTGCCCGCGCCGGCATCCGTGAAGTAAACCCAGTCAAGGCCGCCCGCATTGGCGCCGCCCTGGCTGTGATGATCGGGCTTGAAACCGGGATCCGCGAGGCGTCCAAGGAAGTCATCAAGGGTCTGACCGGCTATCACCCCAAAAAGAAAGAGCCGCCGATCGAGGCCAAGGTGCTTGTGGAAACGGCGAGGCGCTTCCCGATTATGGGCCAGTTGACCGCGGCCATGATGTACGGAGAAACTGGCGTGCCGTTGATTGATTCACTCCTGCAAGTGCCGCGGGAGGCGTACCGCGCCGTCACTGCCAAGAAACCCAAGGCCCAGGACAAGGCCGCCATCCGTGCCATTGCCGGCGCCGCGCAAGTCTCGGGCGTGCCTGGGGCATCGCAGATCGGCGAGCTGATCGAAAAATCCCAATAGGTGTTGACGGCGGGCGCGTGCTGTGAGCTAATCGCAGCACATGACTGCCGAAAGACCCCTGAGCCCTCTTGCTGGTGATTCTTCAATGGATCGGCAGTCATGTGCAGCCGGCAAGAGGACTCAGCGGCCAAAGTGTCCCAAGTGCGGCCGGGAAGGCGTGTACATTCGAACTCGAAACCTCGAGCACTGTTCCACTGATGTTTATACGTGTGATAACGCGGCTTGCGCTTGGCACTATCTCTACTGGTATCCCAATGAGCACTATCAAAGACCTGCTCGGTAAACGGTTTGGCCGCCTCTACGTGCTGCACTTCGCGGGATTACGGCGGCGTTCTGACGGACGCTTCCTGGCCACGTGGCACTGTGCGTGCGACTGCGGAAACTTAAAAACCGTAACAGGCAAAGATCTCCTCTCTAAAAAAACTCTTTCTTGTGGCTGCCTGGGGCTTGAGCGCCGCAGGGCGGCACTCACTAAGCACGGAGAATCATTCAAGGAAAACCAGACCGTTGAGTACCGATGCTGGCGCAACATGCTTCAACGGTGCGAGGACCCAAAGAACAAGTGCTTCAAAAATTATGGAGGGCGCGGGATAACCGTGTGCAGGAAGTGGCACACCTACTCAGTCTTTCTCTCGGATATGGGGCGCTGCCCAACAGGCAGAACGATCAACCGAGCCGACAACGATGGCCCTTACCAGAAATCAAATTGCTTTTGGTCAACAGTTTTGGAGCAAGCCAACAACACAAGCCGTACGCGCTTTATTCGGATCGGCGGGGTTAAAAAGAGCGCCGCTCTCTGGGCTCGGCAATTCCGGGTTCCAGTTAATTCTGTCTATTCACGGTTGAAGCGGGGACTCGATGGAATGGAGGCCATACGTGGAAAAATCTAAAAAGAAATACTCACGGGAACTGGCGCTCCGAGTGGCAAATGAAATTCTTGAAGCCTTAACGCCTGCGACAGAGTTGATCATCATTGCCGGATCGATTCGACGCCGAAAGGCCTTTGTAGGCGATATTGAAATCGTCTTTGTGCCTATACTCGCTGAGGAACCCGATGGACTTTTCGACAAACACCAATTCAGTCGGGCCGATCGCATTTTAGATCAACTGATCAAAACGGGAGTCATTGAAAAACGAAAGAATATTCTCGGCTCTGAAATTTGGGGACCAAAAAACAAGTTGGGGCGGCATTGTAAGACCGGAATCCCTATCGACTTTTTTGCTACTCGGACCCCGTGTTGGTGGAACTACGTTTGCTATAGGACCGGTGGTTCCCGCAACAACACCTTGATCGCCGAGGCCTACCAACGCCGCCGATCTAAGTGGAACCCTTATGGGATCGGATTCACAAATGAGCGCGGCGAGGAGATCCAGAACCCCAGTGAAGCAGCCGTTTACCTCAACGCCGGCCTGCGCTACCTCAAACCTTTTGAGCGCCCATGAAAAAATTAACTCGTTGGCTCAAATGTCGTTTTCGGCACGATTGGCGCGTAACTCAAGAATCCTTCACTGGGGACAATGGGGTTTGCGTGGTTATCGCCTTCAAAGTCTGTCACCGTTGCGCCAAATCAAAATTGATTCATATACTCACATGAACGTCAAAGAACACCTATTGGCCTGCCTCGCCGAGGAGTGCGCGGAGATCGCCCACGTTTGCAGCAAGTCACTGCGTTTCGGCCTGGAGGATATTAACCCCCTCGACCCGACTGGCCCGAACAACCGCGATTGGCTCGTCAATGAGATCAACGATCTGGCCGCCGTGGTGATCTTGCTGCAGGAACAGAAGATCATCCCTCAGCAGTGGCACGACTACGATAAGATCGTTGCTAAAAAGGCCAAGGTTAAGAAGTTCATGGAATACGCCGAAAAGGCCGGCGCCCTCAAAGCCAATTTCTCTCCATAAACAAAACTAACTCAAACAAAACAATGGCAAATAGACCGAAAGCACAAGACCTCCCAGGCGTAGAAGGCCCGGGAGTATCACCGATCAAAATCAAAGAGCTCGATCGCCTGGGGGACAAGTTCATTGATAAGCGCGATACCAAAACCGAGATCGCCTCCGAAATGACCAAGATCGAGGCGCAAATGGCTGAGATCATGGAGGAGCAAGGCCTCACCAAGTACCAGTTCAGCGATCAGGAGATGATCCTCAAGCGCGGCAAGGTGCACGTGAAGATCAAAACCGTTAAAGCTGAAGGCGTTGACGACAAAGATTAACCCCCCTCACCTTCCCGCGCTCGAGCTGTTCTTTTTAAAAGCCCTCCCACTTCTGACAGCAGTGACTCAGAGGGCTACCTATAGCGAGCGCGGGAATTGACTTTATGTCCCTCGACCTACCGGATGACTACTTCGAAACCTTCCCCAAAACCACTCTCGACCCCAAACGTGTATGCAAAAGCCAGGAGAATTTGACTTCACCCCCAAAAACCTCAGCCTCAAAAAGCATATCCACACCGGCGCCGGCCAAACCGAAAAAGAAGCCTTAGAAAAAGCCGATTACGAAGCCGAGGTCCAACGCGCCTTTGTCCTGCAGAAGATCACCGAGGCCATGCCAGACGGAACGATCGCGGAGGCCATCTGCCTGATTATGTACGGTGACGATCAGCGAAACATTATGTCCATCCGGCGCCGCTGCTACGATCTGCGTGACTTGGGCAAGATTCGCCGGCATCCCGAGGGTAAGAGCCTCAAAAACGCCAAGGGCAATAAATGCCTGACTTGGGTGCTGGGCCTGGACCCAAACGCCGGCAGAACCAAGCTGCAGGAGGCCCGCCAACGGATCCAAGAGCTCGAGCTCGAGGTCGGCGAGCTAAAACAGGAAATCGTTGCCCTTGAGAAAAGGATTTACGATCTCCAATGAAAGCTTCCAAAAAACTGCGCTCGACCATCATCGTAAAGGGCTCGGAGTGGAAAAAAATGCCACAGCGCACAAAGGCGGCCTTAGCCGCACTGGGCAGGGCTCTCATGCTGATGACCCCGGCTCAACTCCGCGCCCTCCGAAAAAAAAGTCTTGCACTAACCCGCCTCGAGGAGTAAAACCGAGCACATGATGTATTGGACCATCTGTAGAATCGCCAGTGCTGGACGGGGAGAGCGCCGCTCTCCGTCCAATCCGTCCAGCACTGGCGGTTTTGCTTTTGGGAGGGGCTTTCTGAGTGGTATCGGAGGCTTTTCCCCGCTCACGCTTGCTGCTACAGGCGTGGGCATTTCTTTTGACGGGCGAAAAATCCTGGGAGGCAACGGCTCAAAACCGACCTCGGGCCTGTTCAGACTGCAGATAGGGGCAGGAGCTAACCAGGGGGAGGCTGACATAACCTCTCGCGCCCTCGCTTTTGGCAACGTGTACACATGGGAGGCCTTAAAAATCCCTTGCGCTAGGGTAGGCACCGAAGCGCCCGCGTTGCCTGCTTTGGGCCGTATTACACGTGCGGCCTTCCCCGGGCGGGCTTGTCTTCCCTTTGTTCCCCGCCTGGGGCCTCGATCTACACATGAAAAAAGGGGCGCTCTGGCCTGCAGCAATGATCTACTGCTCGCCGGGGCGCCCCAGCTTTACCCGTTGGGCTCCAAAAACCACTCAAAAAGGCCTGATTTTAGCCTTGAATTCTCACCCCTCCTGCAAGCATGAGATCCGCCGAAGATATTGCTAGCGAGTGTGCGGTCCCGGTGTGGGCTGTGCGTAAGATCCAGGCCGAGGCGCTCCGCTTCGCGGCTAATCTCAGCGGCGAACTCCATCGCCGGTATGTGCTCGAGCTCGCCGATAAACTCGACCCGCCCCCAGTAAAATCCTGCCCAACCTGTTCAAATCGATGAGCGAACCCAGTTTCATCCCCAAACGCGATCCCGCCTCCATTTACGGCCCGATGGAAGCAGGCCAAAAGCGGTTTAAGCCGGCATACCTGCCGACTGATGAAAGCCAACCTTGGACCGAGGCGCAAACGCCAACGCCCATCCAGGGCAAAGACCAGCTTGAAACCTTCACCGAGGATGACGTCAAAACCGCCCAGGCCCTGCCGCCTATCCTCAAGCCGAAAAACCCGTACGCGCCCAACACCCTTTCCCACACCCAATGGGAGGAGCAATACGCCCGTAACCGCGATTGGCAGCCCGTTTCCGCTATCCCGCACACGCCCAGGCCCCACGAGCAACGGATCCTGGCCATGACCATTTACATTCGCGGCCAGGAGTGCCTCTCCCTGCGCCAGGAGATCAAATTCAACGATCTGGGCTCACCTTCCCAGCTCCGTGCCATCATCCAAACCTTGACCGAGTTGAACCAGCGCCTCTCAGCCGCTCAAAAAGGCCTATGATCATGGACTCTCACGATAATTGGCACAAAATAGCCGCCCTGATCATGCTCAAACAGGGCCTCTCCGAGCTCCAAATCGGCATCGAGGATGTCGTAAGACTCGCCGCGGGCAACGTCAATATCGTGCTGGACGCTCGCCGGGAGGTCCAAACCGGCTTTCTGACCGTCCGCATCGTGGACGACAAAACCGCCCAGCAACTGGCCAAGCTTATCGGCCGTGCTGGCCAAGCCCCCAACCCAGCTATCCCGCTGGGCCATGCGCCGCCTCACTAAATGAACCCCAACTCCAATTTCTCGCTTACCAGGGTTTCGCCCCACGACATAGGGACGGGCGAAAGCAGGGAGTGCACCGACCCTGCAAAATCAAGTGCACGCACGAATCCCTCACCAGGGATGACTAACTCGCGGCCAAGTGACCCGAGGAATGACACTGTTGCCAGCGCGGCTACCCCATCATTACAGACGGGTGCTCAACTACGCGTCCAAGTGATTGACGCTGGCCGATGGTGCCGACAGCCGGTAGAGCAAACTTCGGCAGGCCCGAGACTGCACTAAAACGCAGCAGCAAGCCTCCCCCAGCCAGCTCTTTTTGTCAGAGCCCTACGGCGCCCACGACCGTTCGCCCGCCGCCTCTTGTCCAGGCTACGGCTCATTGATAATCCCGAACGCCGTGGACTCACCATGTACAAACCTCAGTGCTGACTCTCCCCCTCAAATCCTTCAAAATCGGGAGTGAGAGCGCAACTTCGCACCACTCACTCCCCCCTCACCATAATTTCTCATACCTGAGAAAACTCCCCACGTCAACCCGCCACCCTCTCCCGCCAATGTGCTTCGCACTCAAAACCCACTCAGCGTGCAAGTGGGAGTCTTACTCGGGCCAAGGCGCGACCGAGGCGGGGTATGGGGTTGGGGGTGTGGGGACGGTCGAGCGAATAAGAGATGCCTTGAAGTCCTTCGATCAGCCTGGGCGCGGTGAAGGCCGGCGTGGCTGCGCTCACCGCGGAGTGGGCAGGCCTGGGCGTGGTGCAGGCGCCGCGGCTTCACCTGGGCGCCGAGAGCCGGGGAGAGGCCGGCCGGCGAGCGTGCGCTCCTGCTCCTGCAGCCGGTGAGCGGCGTCCGCTAGTTCTTTGAGCCGGCGCGAGTCTGGCACTGCGCGGAGGAGCTCAGCGGCGAGTTGCGAGTCAATTTGGTTGAGGAGATCGCGCACACGTATCAGGCGGGAGGAGGCGTATTCGCTGGGGATGGCTGCGAGTTCGGCGACCTGGGCACGGTGAATGCCAGCCGCGGCGCGGAGGCGGGCTTGAGTGGCGTTGCCTTTAGCGCCGGCAGCGCGGGCCGAGTCGGAGGAGAAGAGAGGCACGGGCGCCAAGATGGCGGCGCCGGCGAGCTGTGGCAAGGGAAAGGCGCCGGCCTGGGAGAGAGCAGGGCGCGGGGCCTGTGGAGGAGCTGGTGGGTTTTTAGAGGCAGTCGCCCAGGGCGCCCAGGGCAAGGAGGATGCCGATTAGGATGATAAAGCCCAGGGTGATCCAGAGTTTATCGGCGAGGCTGCACTCCTGGGCAGAGCGCGTACTGGCGAGCATGGCGTGGAGTTCATCGGGGGACTTCATAGGCTTGGCGGGAGGGGTTGCGGCTGAAAAATAATACTGCATTGCAAGGGTAGCTTATCACGCCGGCTGAAAAATAATAGTCCGTGAAACTACCGATTTTACTCGGCCAGGGAGAACATTTGATCTGTGACTGGGCCGCCGTTGGCGTCAATGATCTTGAGGTAGGCGCGGATCGCCCGAATGGCCTCGTTACAGTCGATCCGGTCCTTGCCTTCAGCCTGGGCCGCCTCCTCAAGCTTCACGATCAGGCGCTCGGCCCGCTTGCGGATCTCCCCTGGGGTGCCGACAACTAGCAGCGCGGCGGAATAGAGTTTGATGGCCATGGGCAGGCCTTTGAGGGCCACAGCTAGCAACATGCCGGCGCACATAGCGGCCTCCTCGTTGGTAAGGTCAATTTTCACGCCCACCCGTCCCTTCTATGGCCGCCGCACCTGGGGCAGCTAAGCCAGCAGCCGCGTGCGCTACGTAAGGCGTAGCACAATCCCGGCAGGACTCTTTTGTGTTCTGCATTGCATTTCCTTTTTTAAGAAGCCCCGCCCAGGGTTGCAATGCAGACCGAGCAGACGCGACGGGCTAGTATCACGCTGACTCATGAGAGATTTCCCCGGGCGGGACAAAGTTTGATTGGTGCTCTGCATTGCAAAATCACTGTGCCAGATCCGCGGGCGCTTGTCCATCCGTACTAGCACGGGCGGCCCGTACCATGTCGCACAAAACCCGGGTTGTTGCCTCCCACTGGTCAACAGGCAGGCCGTGAGAGCTTAGGAGCGTGCACGGGCCGAGTAGAATCTTGGCCGTAATCTGCCAGCGTATCCGCTTATCATCGTCCCAGGGCGATCCGGAGTGGAACAACAACACAGCCTCAAGGGCCAGTTCCATTTTTTTATCCTGGGTGATCAAGCTTCCTCCGTTCCAATTCAGCCAGGAGCTTTTCGTAAAGGGGAAAAGTCTGGCAGAGATACTCATCCGGCGTCATGTCCTCCAATCGGTCAAGGTCCTGCTCACAAAAAAGGGTTGCCATTTCGCCCTGCAAGGTGCTCAACACGGAATAGCCGGCGTTAATTTCCAGGCTCAGCCGGTGACGCGCCACGCGCATACAAAGCCGGATCGTGTTCAAAAGGTGCGAATCCTCCATGTCGCAGATCCGTAAGCGGGTCCCGTCCTTGCACGTCCACAGGGCAGTTTGTTTCCTCATTGGCGGCAATCCCCCTGGCAGAAGGTTTCACCGCACGCGACACACTGCAAATGCGGATGATCGCGGACCAGATAAACGATCCACTCCTCGCCCTGGCAGTTGGGGCAGGTGCACAGCTTAGCCGGCACTTTCTCGCCGTCCACCCGGGAGGAAACTTCGACGTCCTTATAAGCCAGTCTCACTTGTGGGCCTCGATCCACTTTGAAAGCTCGGCGCCTTCGATGACAAAGCGATCCGTTTTGAGTTTGGCGATCACGTCCGCCTTGAAGGCTTGGTGCAGTTGCACAGCCTCACGCCACTTTTCCCCAGCGACATCCCCGTCATAGGCGCATTCTGGTTCCCTGCACTTCCAGTTGATCATTGTTGAGCCGCAGTAAGGGCACTTATTCGGGCTGGGCGCCGGCCCCAGGAAGTCAGCCAGGATCGCCAGGGCGAGCTGGGCCGGCCCGCTCCCGCCGTATCCCCACTCGAAACCGTCCGGGGAATGGTTGAAGAGGTCTAAGCGCAGCGGCAGGGGGTAGCCTTTGCCGCCCTCCTCGGCGTAAACCTCGCAGCCGATACCGGCCACACGTAAGCCAATGTACTTTTTCAAGCGGCCTCCTCAAATTCGGCCTTGTTGCTCATGGGTCCCGGCTCATGGGTTGAGTTCCAGCCAAAGCAGATCGCCCGGGCCTGAGCCCATGTCACGCCGCGGGCAATGTAAGTCTTGGGGCCTGGGTGCGGTTCGCGGTTATCGGGCCAGCCTGGGCTTTCGGCCGGCTTCCAAAAGTCCCGGGTGAATACGTCATATTTCACGGCGCATCCTCCCCGTAAACCTTGCAGCTTTCCCAGGCCGGCAAGTCGTACTGGCAATCTTTGGCGAGCTCCTTGTTTCGCTCGATCCGGTATTGGATCTCCCGGCTGAAACACAGCCGGCAGAGGATCGAGTTGCCGCCGTGCTTGTCCCGGGTCCATGGCAGAACTCGGACCTCGCCCAAGTCGCACGGGCCGCTCCCGTCACAGTTAGGGTTTTGCATAGGCTGCGATCTCCTGGGCTATCTCCCGGCAGGTTGCCACGCGGCAGAAGTAGCCGCCATGGCGAGCACTGAACCACAAGTGAAGCGGCCGCCCCTCTGGGCCATCCTTCCAGGCTTCACACACGGCGAAGCACGAGCCCAGCGCCCGCGATTCGGTCCAATTCAAAGGGGCTTCGAGCATCTCGTAATAAAATGCCTCGGTGCACGGGAACCACTGCCGATCCCCAGCGTCATAGGCCGCCTCGGGTGTGTGCCAACTACTAACCGGATCTTGTATCTGCATTGCATTGCCTTTCGTTCCGCGCTTCCCTATTTATGCACGCGGGCGAAAAAAGCTCAAGAAAATTCTTGCAGTAATTTTACAGATGTGTAGGGTTTTGAATCATGCAAACTGTAGAGCTGCCAATCCTCACTTGTTTTCGGTGCCTTCGCCAGTGGTATCCTCGCAAGCCGCATCCAGTAGTATGCCGCTTTTGCAAAAGCCCAAACTGGGATAAACCCCCGCGCCGGATCCGGCTCACTAGAAAGGGCCGCCGATGAACAACCCGATCCAGTGGTGCCCCAAATGCAGCAAGATCCATGGGAACGTGGTGATCGAGCTCTCACGGCCACAGCACCCAGGCCGCTTACGATCGTTTCCAATGGGGCCAGTCCACGCGCACGATGTTCTTAGCCCACGAGTGGATCGAAGCGCATTGGGCAGAGCTCAGAACTGGGGACGTGATCGACGTGGAATACTTACTTGAGGAAACCAAGGTTAAAAAGGTGAGTGAACGATTTGGGTGCCGGCCATCGGCCAGTCTGAGCGGGGACCATTACAACTCCGATCAGGGATAGCTGGGGCCGGCGCCTTTTTAAAAAACAAACAAAGGAAAAAAACATGCAAAACGCAAACAGTGAGCTCATTATGAGGGAGCTGCACATACACCAAAACCAGAGTTACGAGGACAACCCGGGAAAGTACAAGTGCAAAATCACTTACGCCGGCAGCCACAGTGAGCACAGTCTGACCTTGAACGAAACGATCTCCGAGCGCCTGCTTGCCTTCATCGGGCCCGCGATCTGCGAGGCCGCGGCTATGGTTGCCGAGGAAACCAAGAAGAACATCGAGCGCAGCATTGAGGCGATGAACAACCACGTACACGCCATCGAGGCCGGCGACTTGGTCAATGCCGGGGTTGCGGGCCCGCGGCCCGAGCCGGTGCCGACTCCCGACAGTCCCGCTGCAGAGCTCGAGAATCTCAGCGTCCCCAGGGAACCAACCGACTCCTTTTGATTATGAACTACCGGGAAATTATCCGCGAAATGGAACTGAGCGGCCACCACGGCGAGGCGGACGACTTAAGGCTCAGCATGGAGGAGCACGGCATACCAGATCAGCAGGAGGTACGTAGCCGGTCAGATGCCCGGGACGGTTTGAGCTACAGCTCTTACGCCGGGGACATGGCGGAACGGGCTTACGACTATCTAAGGCGCCATGAGGAAGTGGAGGAGGAACGATGACTCGGCGCATACTCTGCAAAAAGTGTGGGGGAGGCTGGGCGCTTCACCCCGAGGATCTCGCGATGGGCATACACGCAAGGCGCCTGCTCCTCGAGATTGGCCCAGTGCCGGCCCATCACGGCATAATGGTAATCAGCGAAACCCCGACTGGCCTTGCCTTCAAAGTCCATGAGGCCATGAGCTCGATCCGTTGCGACTTGTGCGGCGATCCCATTGGCCAGGGCAATAGCGCCTGGGCGATAACCACTTGGAACACAAACCGGGAACCAGAGCCGCGGACCTGGGAAACCGAATACGGAGAAGTAAAAGCATGAGCGCACCCCTCGAGCCAGTCACCAAGTATCAATTAAAGGTCCTTCGCTCCTACGTGTTAAAGGCGCATGGGGCGGCGGGCCTGATGATTTCAGGCCTGGATGACGTGGACCTCGCCAAAGGCCGGCGCCCAGCATCCCATGGCGTGTACGAAATGTGGTCCACAGACAAAAAGAAAATCACGATCGCGCTGACAGGGGATGGCGGCCTGATCGTTTCGTGCTCAAAGACCGAAGATCCGGAGTATCCAATATGAACGACAAAGCGATCGACATCGAACCGGCGCCAGGACACCAGCAGCAGCCCCAGGGCAGCATGGCGCTTCAAACCTCCCAGGCCGGCGCCGTAGGCCATGCCATGGGCGTCAACGAGCTCAAAGCCAACCTTGATTTCATCCGTGATGTCATGCGGAACGTGATGAAGGAGGGCCAGGACTACGGGAAGATCCCCGGGATTGATAGGCCTACCCTCCTGCAGCCCGGGGCGCAAAAGCTCCTTATGACCTTCCAGCTCACCGAGTACGTCAAAAAGGAAGTGCTGCACGAGTATCCCGGCTGGCACAGGGAGTACGAGTTCACCGTAACGGTCAAAAGCCAGACGGGCCGGGAGTGGGACGGGGTAGGAACCTGCTCAACCCTTGAGGAGAAGTACCGGTACAGAAAGGCCGGCAGGAAATGTCCCGAATGCGGCAGCCCGACAATCCTTGAGTCCCGCAAAGGGCCGCCAGGGTACTTTTGCTGGGCCAAGAAAGGCGGGTGCGGGGCCAAGTTCGACCTCGACGATCCGCGGATTGTCAACCAGAGCACGGCCAAGGCCGAAAACCCTAACCCAGCGGACACATGGAACACCGTGCGAAAGATGGCTTTTAAGCGGGCTTTAGTGGCCGCGGCCATTAACGCGACCAACACTAGCGAGCTCTGGACCCAGGACCTCGAGGAGAAACTACCGGATCCGGCCGAGGAGGAGGGTTCCGAGGCCCAGAATGCCCCAGGACGCGCTGGTAGGTCCCAACATAGGCCCAGCACCCCAAAAGCTGCTGCTACCCCCCGCGCAGCTACACCCAGCCATAAGGTTGTGCCTTATGCCGATGCCAACTCGAGGGGGAAACTCCTACGGCAATTCGCCGATCTTGACATCGCCAAAGAGTTTTTCATCAAACTTGGCTGGCTACTGTCCAAAGGTGAGACAGTCGAGGATCTGCCGCTTCAGTGCGTGCCAATCACTGCCAAGCAGAATGCGGCCCTGTTGGAGTGCTTCAAAAACTTCGAAAACGGTGGCGACTTGGTGCAGCCATACAGGCCCAACCCGATCAATCCGGCTTTAGGTCAAGCTGGCTCGAGCCCAGCGCCCACGCCAGCCGCGGCAGTCAAACCCAGGGATCCGGAATGGTGGCGGGACATTATCTGCCCGATACCCCCCCGGGGGGAGCGCCGGGATGATTACCTCACGGACCCTGATACCGTGGGCGACCTTTACGAGGCTCGGCACGATCCGGATGGGGCCAAGCGGCTATTTGGCTTCATCGCCCATTTCGAAGTCAAAAAGAGCTGGACGGGTAACGATGGGCAGGAGCGGCCCAACACGCCGGCCCAGATTGCCATAGACACCCAGTTTCGCGAGGCCCTGGACGCGTGCGCGGCGGATTACGCCGAGAAGCACAAGGGGGACACCGAAGGCGGCCAGACCGAAATAGGCAAGTCCGTCCAACGCGAAGTAGCCGCCGAGGCCGCGGACCATGCGGCCCAGCAGGAGGAAGATGACGTCCCGTTTTAGATGAAAACGTGCGGGAAATGCAAACGGCGCCGGCCAAATTCAGCCTTTTACACTCGGCGGATCTCCGCTTCTGCGTGGCATGGGCTACAGCCTTGGTGCAAAGAGTGTCACGGGATCTACTACCGTGCTTACTACCTACCCAGGCGGGAGCTTTACGCCCAAAGACAAAAAGCGGATCGGACCAGAAATCCCGAGGCCTTTCGATTGAGAATGCGGATAGCGAACAGAAAATGGAGAAAAAAACAGCGTGAAATACACAAACACAGCCGGCCTGCCTGAGCCGTTATTTCGGGCCGTTACCAATGACCCCTACTCAAGTGGGGATTGCGATTACTCGACAACCACGCTTATAAAGCCGGCGCGGATCGTGGCGCTCGAGCGGCGCCATGCTGCCGAGCTCACCGAAGATGCCAGTGAGCGGATCTGGTCCCTCATTGGGCAAATTGGCCATTTAATCCTCGAGAGATCAGCCAGTAAAGAGCTCGCAGAAAAGCGGTTTTTTGCAACGCGCATGGGCAGGAAGATCGGCGGCCAGATAGACCTTTGGAACAATGAAGCCCTACTGGACTATAAGCTAACCTCGATCTGGGCTGCAAAGGATGGCGTCAAACCGGAGTGGGAACAGCAGATGAACATAAACGCGCTCCTCTGCCGGGAGAATGGCGTCACGGTCAGGGCCGCGCAGATCGTTGCCATCTACCGGGATTGGTCCGTTGGCGCCGCAAGGCGGGATAGTGACTACCCCCGGTCCCAGGTGCAAGTGTTGTCCGTGCCGATCTGGACCGCGGAGCGCCAAGAGGCCTTCATTGCCGGCCGGCTATCGGCTCATATTGCGGCCCAGAATGGGACTTTGCCCGAATGCACCCCCCTGGAACGCTGGGCGCGGCCGGAAGTCTGGGCCGTGATGAAGGAAGGCAACAAACGGGCGATCCGGCTGTACGACACTGAGATCGAGGCGACCGTCAAAGCCGCCCCAGACCCCAAGCTGTACGTGGAACATAGGCCCGGGGTGCAGACGCGATGTGAGGATTATTGCGCGGTTTCGCAGTTTTGCGATTGGTGGAAGCAGTATCATAAAAAGGCCAAAGCATGAGTGAAAAGCACACACCGGAAGAACAAATACGCCTCTGCAAGGAGGCGCACAAGGAGCTGGCCGAGGTAACCAAAAAGTATCTGGGCAATCTCTGGGCGCCGCTCCTGATAGGGGCCATTGAGCACATAAAGCTGGCGGCCTTCGAGTCCTACGCAACCGAAGCGAAAAAGGAGGAGCCATGAGCTGGCCAGACCGTTACCCCCTCCGCAAAGTGAAGAAAGTTACGTTTTGCCAGAGCAAGTACAGCCGGCCAGGGCACGGCTCGAACCGGTTTGACCTTGAGTGTGGGCATATCGCCTGGGCGAAGTACAGCCAGGGTGAGCCCGCCCGCAAACGCTGCCGGGAGTGCTGGCAGGACCAACAAGCCGCCGAGCGGCTGCATTTGTCGAGGCCCACGCCATGATCCGTTACGAGGCGACCATTTACTGTGAGGGGCCAAAGTGTGAGGCGTACGTAACCGGCTTGCCAGAGGTATTGCCAGAGGCGGCCGTGCATTCAGCTACCGCAAAGGCAAAAGGCTGGGGCCGGCTCAATCAAAGGTGGTTCTGTTCCGACTGCATCGACAAAGGCAATATCCGGCCGGCTTTAAACCAACAAGGCCTATGAGCTTTTCTTACGAGGTCAATATCATGTGCGACCGGGACAACTGCTCGAGCCTCCTGGCGGGCGAGCCTGGGCCGATTGCCTACGCCGTGCAGACAGCCAAGCGCGAGGCCCTGGCGAACCATTGGATCCGCGTGAAGCGCAAAGGCAAGTGGATCTGGCTCTGCCCCTTTTGCCAGCCCATGGATCAGCTCCTGCATTTAAAATGAGATTCAAAAGCCTCGATGAACTCAAACAAACCAAAGTCGGCTCGAACCCGATCAACGCTGGTCTTTTCGCTGTTTCTCCCCCTGAAAATCCAAAGCGTGAACGTCACCCGCTATCAACACTGGACAAAAAGTCGAATGGTGAGTTCAGACGCAAGACAGCAGTGGGTTACTGCGTTACGATCGTCAGTTTCCGCCACAAGGAGCTTGATGACGATAATCTCATCGCTGGCGCCAAGTCTCTCAGGGACGCTATCGCAACAAGCCTCGGCGTTGATGACCGAGACAAACGACTGTCCTGGGAGTACCACCAAGTCATCACCCGCGGAGCAGAAGGAACCTTAGTGAACGTGAGCACGGTAAAACCGAACCTCAAACGCCATGGCAAAACTATTCCTAAAGGAGCTGAAGCTACAACTGGACCTTGTAAATGAGCATATCACTGAAATTAAAGAGCGGGGCAAAACAGACGCTTTTGGGACCACGATCCGCAAGAAGGACCTCGAGGAGTATAAAGCCCTCTGCGCTCGGCGCCGGCAGCTCCGCAAACAGATCATCGATTTCCAACCGTGAAAGCTAAACTGGCCAAGTTGAGTGTGTGCCCGTGCGGCTTTCCGCTCCTCAATGAAAGTATCCACCTGGGCCAGGAGTACGAGATTGAGCCCAAGCGCACCGGTCCCATGACTCTCATCTGTGGCGGGTGCAAAACCGTGATCCAGCTAACGTGTGTCTTTGTCCATTCCAGAGAAACGCCGTTCCGCCTGGGCGCGGGCGGCTTCTTGCCGCTTGAAGTTTTCCAGACCGAACCAGTAGAGAAAGGGTCAATATGACAAAATTCGGCAGTTGGATCTGCGCCGGGATCCTTTGGTTAGCGTACGGCGTAATGGTCGGGCTTGTCCTGGCCGCGTGCACCCCAAAAACCTCAACAACGATCTTCGCCATCACCGGCAGCATTGCCTGGGCGGCGCTGATCTCCTTCCTGTTCAAACTGAAATGAAAACCAATGAAAACTTATACCGACAAGACGATGATTGCTCGGCTAAACGATATGGCAGAGCAGATTTTGACGCCCGACTCCGAGGGCAAAGCGTTCTTTGAAGCTGTGGCCAACCGGCTGCAATTTTTATCCAACGCCATGAGTGGTTTAATCGAAAACACCCTTCCGATGTTGGATGCAGCAAAACGGCAGCAGCCGCCAATAGACAATGCCCACGTTGCGCCGGGGTGCGAGAAATTTGTGGCAGGTAAGCAGGAACCAGTTAAATGTTCGGGAGCTTCGGTTGGCTCGACTCCTCGTTTACCTGCCAATTTGGGAAAAACGGGTTGAAGATTTCATTTTCATCGAACACCAGATGCCATCAGGAGATCTATTGATCGCGCCTCTTAAAGACTTGATTCGTTCGCTTGTCCGGTTAAGCAACCAGCCGGTTGAAGCAGACAAATCAGCCGACAAACTTTGGGAGAAAACATCAGAGGAGTCGGGTACTACACCGGACAGCAGCCTCCCTCCTCTTGGGGATGGTCCGCGCCGAACCATGGTCATCGAGATCCAAGTCTCAGCGGATTTCGAGCAAAGGCTCGACAACCAGTGGATGGTTGAGCGCGAAATTCACGCTGACAGATGGGCGTGGAAATGGAAGCAAGCGGAGGGGGCCGAAGTATTGCCCAAGGGATTTTGGGATGGGGCCGTTCACACTCTTACCGATGTCGCTCAAATAATGGACGGTTTTAAGAGTGACTCCTCGTGGACTGAATTTGACGAAAGTGCCAGAATTTGCCTTTCAGACCTGCTCAATTCATGCGTGAAGCGTTCAAGTAACCCGTTAAAACCATGAAATTGCTACCGTGTCCATTCTGTGGCGGCAGGGCTCGCTTTAATGAAATCGAGGAGGGTGAGAACGAAGGCGGGCGTTATATCGAGTGCTGCAAGTGCAACGCGTCAACTGCGCTGTTTTTCCCGTCTAAGATGGACGTAACCCCGATACTTGCTGAGAAGTGGAATAAGCGTACCTCCAAACCGCTGCCGAAGAAGTCCAAAAGGCAGTTGGAGTGGGAGGCTTACATAGATGAATTGGACGGTGTTGAATGATGAAAGCCAAACTACTTGTAACCGGCGCCCTGATCGCGGCCCTGGCCGTAACACCCCATACCATGGTGCGAGCCCAGACCAAGCCTAACTGGATTATTCCCGTGGTGTGCGGCTGTATCGTCATCGGGATCGGCGCCTGGGTGACGTACGAACTCTATCAGGTCTGCAAGAAGATCCCAGACCCCAAGCCCCAGGACCAGCAGGACCCGCCGCCGCCGCCCGCGGCCCAGGTTGTGGCGCCGGCGACCAACACCCCCAGCTCGACAATGCGCCTGGACGACTCGAGCGGGGTGCTTTACTGGGATGCCTCTGGCTATGGCTGGACCGATCCGATGAGCGGCCAACCCATCACGGCGATTATGAAAACGCGCCTTCAATCGACTAGGGATTTCCAGACCTGGGCCGAGGCCGTTTCGATCCTTGGGTATTGCTCGAGCAGTGGGACCACGCTGGTCCTGAGCCGGGGAGGAGTGCCGGTCTGCACTAACTATGTGGCCGCGGGCGCGACCAATTACGTTCAACTGGATCCGGCCGGAATGCTGGCGCCCTGCAAGTTCTACCGGCTTTCAACGCCTTAAGCCGCACTATGCGGGCTCTGCGAGCGGACATCTACACCCAGAATGACTCTGCAGAGTAAGTAGGCCGGCTGGCCTGCTTCAAAAGAAACCCGCCCGGGTTTTAGTTTTGCCCCGGGCGGGTTTTTGTTGGTGAGGGGGGGGGGGAGCGGCTTAAGTCTTAGGCGCCCCGGTCGGAGTCTGGTTAGCTCCGGTCTGGGCGTTGATCGCATCTGCCACAGCCGCAAAGTTCCCGGTGTTGCTGGCATGATCCAGCACGGGTTGAGCGGCGCCGGCCTTAATGACACCCGCGGCCATGGTGTTGATAACGGCGTTACGGTTCTTCACCCCGGCAACCGCGCCGGCAATCAAACCGGCGAGCCCGAACACACCCTTGACGGCGTAATCGGTCAAGCCGGCATACGGGTTTACCGGGGACACACCCTGGGCCACTTGAGCAACCGTATTGGACAGGGAAGCAATCCGCGGGTCGGGAATGTATTGCGGGACGGTGGTTGTTTGGCCTGGGGGAGGAGGCGTGTAGGCCGGATTTTTGGTTGTGCAACCAATGATGGTGAGGATGGCAGCCCAGAGAGCTATCAGGGCGGCGATCGCGAGTTTGTTCTTTTTCATGGAGTGTAGTTTCTGTGGTCTTTCATTTTTTGGATCTCTAGTTCGATGGACGATTGGCGGGAGCGGATCTCCGCAACCGTGGTATCAAATTCGGTGTGATTGACCATGCGAAGCTGGACGGTCAACACGGCGTCATGGGTGAGGCGGGTCTCGGTCCACAGCTCTTTGCCCAGGAAACAGACCAGGGCCATGAACAAAGTGGAGAAGCCCGTAAGCACGGTGTTGATTTTCAGCATAGGTTGGTCACTCATAAGCCGGGGCGGGCTCGGGCAGTTTCGGGGACTCACCGCGCACAATCGCTAAGGCAAATTCAAGGTGCACCATGGCTGTATGGAGCTGGGCGCTCGCACGAGACTCAGGGCTGTTAGGTCTGGTCTGGACATCGGCCATGAGGAGCTGGGCCTCGGCCGCCATCATGTGATCATGGACGGTCATTGGTGGTCCCCATTGGTGCCGTATGCTCGACGATAGAAGTGGTTTCTGCTGATCCCCAATTCCCGGGCGGCTTGCCTTACGTTGCCGTGATACTTGGAAAGACAGTTGGCAATGATCCGCTTTTTATGTTCATCCAGGGTGACACACTCAGGCGGATCCACTGGGCGGGGTGCCTCTGGTTGGACTGGCTCAGCCGGCGCCGGCGCGGCCGCCGTTGGAGTCGGATCTGTCAGAGGATTGAGCGGGGTGCCAAAGACCTTGGCGAGGTATTCATCCAGCTCCCGGGCCTTGTAGAGAACCAGATTCTCGTAGTAGAGCGCCAGGGCCTCGAGGGCACGTAGCTCGGATAATAGCAGGCCATAGCGCATCACTTTACGTTCCAGTTCGAGTACACGCCCGAAACAAAGTCTTTGGCGCGGACAATGAAGAACTCCCAGGGCTGGCCGCCTACGGCAACCGGAGGGGCATCTACCACAGAATGGAGGGTGAAGCCGTTGGGGACGGCATCATAACGCGGCAGGGGCGGCGCCTGGGAAACACTCACCGAGGACCAGACCTCAAAGACCACGTTGCTAATCTGGTCGGGGGGGTAATCCCAGGTGAGCTGCAGGGCCAGGGCCGGCGTGGCGGCCGCCTTTATCAGCATGGGTGTTCCCAGGGAGGAAACAAAAGCCGAGTGCTTGGGCGAGAGCAGCTTGGGCGCGGCATCAGCCAGGAGCGGCATAACCAACTGGACCAGCATTACGAGTGTACGAATCATCGGAAACCTCCGCCTAAAGCTACTCGGCAGGCCTGGATCGCGTTGTAAAGGGCTTGCCCTTCCCCGCTGGTCAGACCCGCCGCGAAGCCGGCGCAAGACAGCGTGCCGTTAGAGTACTGGATAATTGAGCCGTTGTTGTTAAAAGCAAAAATCAGAAAGCCGGCCGTGGAAAAACCAATGCTGCCGACTGCGTTGTTCGCAATGGATGCCCATGGCGTACTCGAGTTGGCAAAGTAGATCTGATTGTTGTTGGCGGCTATGCGGGAGGCCATCAAGAAGCCATTCCCGGGATTGGCTACGTTCAGCCTGGGCGCCGCCCCTTGCAAATCCGAAACGCAGTGCAACCCCCCGCCTCCCCCGTACTCGGCAATAAAAAAGCTATCGTTGGACCCATCAGTGCAGCCGACATCGGTTCCGGTCGGCGTGGTATTAGTCGCGTAAGAGTAAAAGAAAATGCAAGCACTCAGGGCGCTCCACTGAGCAGACATGAAGGCAGGAACACACCCAGGATCCAGATAGTGGCTGTTGCCGGTTATGCCGTTTGCCCCCAGGTCGCCATTGGTAAAAGTCGTGCCCCAGGGGTCATTGCCAATCACCTTGAAGAGTGGCGTTCGAGCCGCGATCAGGGAATCGGGCACAAACATCGCCATTTGCAGAATCTTGGACGTTATTCCAGCGGCATCGATCGCGTTGTAAAGGTCATTGATCGCCGTGACGGTGGCCGCGGCAGGGGCCGCGCCGCCATTAGCCGTGATCCGAGACAGCCAGCTAACCGTAGCTGTGTTGTGCGGCGGTGGAAGCAAAACCGAACTGGTGAAATTGCAACAAACACTCATGCGTAACCTCCTCCGAACCCAACGCGTAAGGCCTGGACCGCGTTATAGAGGATCGTGCCCTCGGCCAGGGTGAGTCCGTCACAGACCCCAAAGCAGGAAAACCGGCTGGGGTTAGGCTTGCCAACAGGGCCGGCATTCAGCTCACCGCACGCGCCCACGTTGGGCGTGGCGTTTGGGGCAACGGCGTTATTGTTCGCGTTTGTGCCGCGCAGGATGAAGCCGGTTGTTGAGTTTCCAAAATACCCCTTCAGCACATTGGTTGCCGTGCGACTGGTCATGTAAAGGCCGGCCAATCCGCTATCCGCAACGAAGAGGATCGAGGCCACCGTCCAACCGATATAAAGCTCGTTGCCGCCGTCCTGATTTTGAACCCCGATAGCCGAGACTCCATCGTAACAGCCGATCCCGTCAAAAGCACTGGCTACAATGGTGGTGTAGTAAGCAAAGCAACCGCAATTCCCGCTATTAAAGGAGGGGACGGCAGCCGGCCCAAAGCCTAAATCGTAAACGTTGCCGTTAGTCGAATTGCTTGCCGCCAGAATCCCATTCACGGTCAAATCCTCGGCCGGAGGCGTCCCAACCGCGATCGTGGTCCAAAGCGCCGAACCAAACTTGCGAATGAAAGGAGTTTTGGCCGCAATCAGGCTATCAGGCGCCACCACGTTCACATTGTACAGCTTGGCGTTTATGCTGGCCGTGGCGGTTTCGAACACCGTCAAAAAGGCCCGCGTGGACATGGATGGAGTGGCCCCGCCGTTGGTCACAACCTGAGCCATCCAGGCATCCGTCAGCGGGAACAACGAGACAAAGGCATCCGTGCAGAAGCGGATTTTAAGGTATGTCGTGGCGCCTTGAGGAGGCAGCGTGAGCGTGGTTGCCGGCGCCGCAACGTTATCCGCAATCGTGAAAGTGACATTATCGGGACTGGTCCAAAGTTCGGTGTACGTCACCCCTGCCGGAAGCGCATCCCAACTCACCAGTACGGTATTGTCACTTTGTAAGGCGGTGGTTAAGCCGGTGGGCACTGGGCAAGGCGGGGCAGGTGGGGTAATTGCGTACTGCGCCAGGGCGGCGATCACTTCGCGCAAACCCCGGTCGCTTAACTGGGTCCATTTGCCGCGCCAGTGAAGCAGCGCGGGCGGAAGGCATTGCGAGGAATTGGCCGCGCAGACGATCGCCAGGATGGCTAGCGCAGCGTCATTCTCGCAAAGCTGGTTGAGCTGGTCCGTACCGATAGCCAGGGTTTCAATGGTCTGAGCCGTGCCACCCAGGGCCGCGCAGAAGGCCGCTACGATACCGCGAGTTACTTCAGCGTGCGAAAGCTTGTCGTACCCCTTAGCTGCAATCTCATTGACGATCGTTTGGGCGTCATAAGCACTGGCCGTGAACACTGCCAGGAGCGCCTGTTCCAACTGCACGTCAGTCAGTTTGGGATAACCGAGGGAGTAAGCCAGATTGACGGCGCTCTGTTCAATGGGCAGGGCCAGATTGGGGTTGGCAATCTCAGCGAACAGATTCGCGAGGCATTCTAACCACTGCCGCTCTGATAACTTGTAAAGGTCATCCGTGCCTACGGTCAGGGTTTCAACCGTTTGAGCATCGCAGGCCATTCATTCACTTTCGGAGTTGAGCACGGAGGAAGGCCAGGATCCGGTTGAGCTCGAGCTCGGAGAGATCGTCCAGATCGCGCCCTTCTTTGAGCAGGGTCGGGACATCGGTGGACAGAGTAGCATCGGCCACAACCCCGGCATTCCACTCGTTAGCGGCGTCCGCGGTGGTCTTATCCAGATTAGACACCCCGCCCGCGAACACCTGGGCATCCTGAATCAGGCCGGCATGGTTGCTCTTGTAGTTGGCCCCGCCCGCGTTATTGAGCTCATAAATGAGGCCCAGCGCGGAAATGGTCTTGCGCTCCCGGTCGGAGAGGCCCGGGACTGACAACTTGAAATAGTTGGCTTGGAACCCCTGGGCCGCCGAGGCGTTAGGGGTGATCGGAGTTGCGCCAGGAGCGGCGACTGAAGCTAAAGTGATGCCGTAAGCTGCCATAAAATTACATTGGTTCTTGCTGTGACTCGCCCCCGCCTTCGCGTGGGCTCATTGACTTGCGAAAGTCCTCCTCCCAGGAGGTTCCTTTATCTTCCGCATTTTCGTTATCGTCAGAGGTTTCGAAGTAGCCAGGGCAATCCCCCTCGTGGTCGGGCGGCCCAGTAATGCAAAACATGACCTTGGTGCCGGCCTTGGGCTCAACCCCCTTGGGCAGATCCGAGGCGGCAATGTGGATCGTGTTGGCTTTCTCCATGTCCATACCGTCCTGGCCGGCGCCAGAGTTGCCGGTTGGAGCCATATCGGCACTGTCCATTGTATTCCCCCCCGCGGGAGTCGGATTGTCGTAAGCCATAAACTTCTTTCGAAACCCGGGAGCGGCGTGAAAAGCGGCGCCGCCCCCGGTAATGAACTAACCAAAACGCCCCGATCAATCTTCGACCGGGAGAACAAAGCCAGGGGTTGGGGTGTACTCGCCACATTGGGCGTTGTACGCCAGCAAGCTCTGGTAATCGGTGGTACTGGTCGGGCCAGTAGGCGCCGTGTTGGTCCGCGGGACCCGCACGTACGGCTGAGGCTCGCCCAGCGCGAAGATAATGCGCTCGATCTCAGGATAGATGGTTTTCTCGGCCAAGTCGTACTCGCCGAGCCAGTAACCCTTGTTGCGCTTATCGTTGTTGAACTGGCACAGGACACCAGTGTTGGGATCAACCGCATTGAAGTAGTCGGGGGACTTCCAAGTCCATTGGCCCATGAAGGAGCGGGCCAGACCAAACTTCATGTCATCATTGACCGAGGTTACGTCACCGCAATAAACGATCCGAGCGTCCCGGTTGTAACAGTGGTACATCCGGATCGGGGCGTTCTTCCAGGCAGTGGAGTAAACCGGCTT